CACATATACTACGCCACCCCCAGTGGCCCTTGCCCCGCCCGTGTGATCGCCTGTGAAGAAGGTACCCGTGCATTATCTCCCTCGGTTTTTCCACACATCTTTTTTGCCACACCATCATTGCCGCATATGCCTGTTATCATGGGCGATATGGGATAGCGGCAAGTGTTATGAAAACAGTTATGGTGCGATATGTGAAAGCAAACATTCAAATATTAGAATGTGTGAAGCGATGTTGAGCCGATGCACATTGTCTGCAGACAATACCCCTACTTTACATTGCCATATGTGCAAGCTGCATGTCATATTATATGCATATGCATCTATTATGACTATCTAAGGTTGCCGAATCACCCCTAATTAAACAACCTTAATGCATTGTAATACCCCCTACAGGTTGCCGAATCACCCCTAACATATCGCCATATAGTTGCGTTATTTGAGTAGGTAAAAGATAGTGCTTTCCAAACAATACACTTTTAAGATGTATTCACTGCCTTTCAACCCATTGATAACATTACATTTTATTATTTATACAATTAGGGTGTTTACAAAGTCAATTATCTGGATACAATTAGGGCCACAAACAGAAACACAGACACAAAGGATTAAATCAATGTTTAATAAAGTTTTCACATACACATCAGCAGATACCATCGCCGAAACATGGGACGGTGTAAAATATGGTGGCGAACTATATTGTTTTCTTTGGAATGAAATTGTTTCTCAATATCCTAAAAAAACAGACTATGATGGTTATGGCTTTGAGGGTGCAACATCTAACAATGTATCAGATTATTGGGATATAATCCCTACACATTTACAGAATGAACTAAACAGATTAGCGTTGATTGATTGATTTTAACTGGTAAGCATTTACTTGCTTACTTATTAAGACCAAACTTAACCAAACTGAAAAGGACTAAACCAATGCAAATCAAAACAACAGTTAAAACGGGTAGAGTTTACAATGGCAATCAAGAAATAGTTATTTCATTGATTGATGATGTGGTAACATTTACTGATCAATCAAGAAACATCAATGGCCTATGTCAACTAGATGATATTGATATTGAAATGTTACAAGATGAAACATTGTTTTCAACTCAGGCAAACAAAGCAAAGTATCTTGAAAATTTCATCATGGCAAAATATGATGCGGGACAATATAAAAACGCTTGACATTCTTAGATTGCACCATTATCAAGATGGTGTAATGTTAGAAAGTCAAACAAAGATAAAACAAGATGCGGTACGCCCATAATGATTTTATCTTGACTTTTCAAAGCTGGTATGGTGCAAGCTAGTCCATACGTTCTAATTGAGACAAAGTAGAGCCAATTAGAACAAAATAAAATAAAGACTTGACTAAGTTAAACGACTAAGACTAGACTGAATACAAGAAACGGGCAACACGGTGATAATAGCCCACACCACACGTTAAATGAAAAGTAAGAACATTGACTAGGGTAAAGATGCCTAGCACAACTAAAAGGCTCTGGCTTGTGGATGCAAGCATGTCTAGCAAATGGACGGATTAAGCAACCGTGTAGCGACTAAACACCCGATAGGTACGTGTACCTTTGAGCAAGGGATGCAGCGCAAAATGTCCCATGAAAAACAGGGCTTGTGAACGGTGACTTGAATCAGTCCGTCTATAGTGCTGGTTAATTGTCTTTTGAGTAATCGCAAGCTGTGCAATTCTAGGCCAACCTAGACCATGCTTGACATGTGGCATGGCTTGTGATTATCTATAAAGACAACACAAACTGAAAGGTTTCAATATGTATACTGACAATATCCTTGCATGTTATATGCAAAGCCTCAACTCTGAGGTATCGCATGGCAAAACATGGTATGCAGACGCAAAGCAAGCTGCACAAGATATGGCAGATAAGTACGAACTGCCATTGCATGTTGTTGTGGGTGTCATTGCAGCATTGTCACCAACTAATAACTGGTCACGTAATCTAGTTGATGCAGATAATATGCTAGATACCTTTGTACTGGGCGGCTATGTGGAAAGTTGCAAGCCTTGTACTTACAAAACAATGCGTGATAAGGCTTGGTCTATTCTGCAGTCTATGCCCCATGATAATGATGATGTGGCGTTTATACTCAAAGGCCCAAAGATAACAGACTTTTTCTACTGCATCATGGGCAAGAATGTTTGTGTAGTTGACGGTCACGCTTGGTGCATTGCCAATGCAGACCGTAGGACTATGCAGGAAGTGCCAAACATTGGCAAAAAACTACGCCTAGAAATACAGCAAGCCTATGCAGACGCTGGTGAACGTGTGGGACTTACTGCATACCAGATGCAAGCTGCAACATGGGTGACATGGCGTAGGCTACACGGTGTAAAATAATAGTTGACAGTACTGATAGGCGGCTATATGCTGCTTATTATACTACCAACTATCTCAACTTAACCCAACTTGAAAAGGAACTACCCCATGACTAATGTAAACACAAAGCCAGTTGTTGCCACATCTAACCCACAGTTGTATGCAAACCATACTTTCCACATGTCACGTGCGACACCGTTCACTTACAACTACGCAGTAGTTGATGACTACATCCTTGCTAATTACATGACCAAAAGCCAGCGTCAAATGGCAAAAGACTTGAACGAATACCCAAATCGTATTGCCTATCGTGTGCAAATACTCAAAGCCAATGGCATTATCAGTGTCAAGGCTGTAGGACGTACTACTGAGGGACGCTTAAAGAAAGAGTACCTGCAGCAGTATGATGCAGCTATCAAGCTGTACAAAGAACTGATGGCGATTAACCCGCAAGCATTGGCAGGGTAATGATTTATCACTGTACATTCTATACTGGTGTGGGCAAGATACTGCACCAGTATCAAACCAAGTCCTACAGACAAGTTATGTATGATGCAAAGATTGCTGTACAGTCTGGACTACATGTAAAAGTGTTGCAGAATGGCAACACAATTAAGCTGCCTGAGTTTAAATAGACAGAAAGGTTATCCCAAGTTATATAAGTACTTGACACCTCCCTATGGTACTTATATAACTTTGATATAATCTAACTTAACATGGATGAATTGGTATGAACATATACGTAAACGAAAGATCAGTGTACGGAAACACAATGGTGTACCCCGCATGTGACAAGGCAAAAGCATTTGCAAATATTGCAGGTACAAAGACCTTAACCTTTGAGACAATACAAGAGATAAAAAACTTGGGCTATGATGTATGCCTAAACTATAGGGACAAACTGTAATGACTATTATAATAGACAGATGGGACTTGCAAGGTGAACTGGCAAACATAATGTGCAAGCTATCAACAAGTGACTTATGTGTACTGGCAGAACATATGCTAGGCACAGGCCACACTTCACTAGGCTATACAATGGTTATGGGTGAAAAGACTGACGCCATACTGAAAGAAATAAAAAATGAAACAACTAATGATTGACAAGCTAATGACCGTAGGCTACTCTGTAATGGTAGTGATAAACACTGTCACTGCACTAGCAATAATCTACACCGCAACACATTACTTAACTTAATACAAAGGACAGACCAATGACTGTAGCAGAAATTAAACTGGCACTAATGACCCTTAACACCAGTGAATTGACTGATATCAAACAAGCAATGCTTACACTAGACACTGCTGACCTCAATGATATTATTGACTTGGCTCATGAGCTAAAGACCCTCAAGGGTAGGATTAGCCTCAAGGTAGGTCAGGACGTTTGGGTAGTACAGACGTACATTACGGGAAATACCAAGCGTACTGCTGGTATCGTTGAGAAGATCAACCAGAAGAAAGCACAGGTGCGTATGCGTGGCTCTATCTACAACGTACCCTTTGCAATGCTTGAGGCAGCATAATGAAACGTAAGGTAGGTATCATTAATCCTGTGGCAAAGGCTATGCTTCAACAGCGTAAGCCACCACAGGTGGTGCTACCTAAGAAGGGTAACAAGGCCAAGCGTAGTCGTGGCAATGACTTTCGTAAGGCATTAGCAGAACAAATGGAGAAATAAATTATGACAGATACACCGAAAACACCAGAGGAATGGGAACAATTACGTAAGGATCGTCACCAAGCAAACCTTGATGCCTTCAATGCTTTGCAGGAAGATCAACAGGTAGCAATTAGACATGCGTTCAAGGCTTTGTCTGCAGCACAGGATACTTTATCTGAGTGTCAAGACCTGTGGCTATCTGACATCAAGGAACTAGACCGTGCCTACTGGCAAATGCGTCACAGCTTTATGGCTGTTGTTGATCCAGAGAATGCAAGCCTATGAGTTATTTGAAGGCATATACTGTTACGCTTGACATAGATGGTGAGTACAAGCTAGTCAGACTAGATGATACCTTTCCATCTGTATCAAGTGCAGTAACAGCTATCAACACAGCCATGTTACTTGTACAGGTTAAACAACCTGCATCTGTAATAAATCTGGTAGACTGTACTGAGTATGTGCCTTCAGCATTTGAGGGTATCAAGTATGCCTACCCAATACCAGAGGTAATGCAATGAATACAGATGATGACTTTGCCCTGACTGTCAAACCTAAACGACAGGTAAAGGGTACATACACTGGTATGTGTGGTGGTGTATTAGCTATTGAGTATGCCACAGACACATGGTTTTTAGAACAGGATGAACTGGAACATGACACAGATACGCAAGCGCATGGCCCGTCTGATGCAGCCTATTGACAGGCAGATAATGATGTGCGATGATCGTGAAGAAACCATGATGCTTGCATGTGCTATGCTTCAGTCCTGCATCACCATACTGGACGCCAGCATAGGTACACAGGGACGCAAAGAAATAATAACTGACGCCAACAAAAAGGATTAAGTTCTATGCCTAACAATATGATAATTCAAATGCCTAGTGGCATGAGACTGTCTATCACACAAGGTGTAGGCATGATGGGTGACAGAGACAGAGGCTCTATTGAGGTAGGTGTGCTTGATGACAAGGGCAACCTGATAGGTGATCCACGTGGCTATGTGGATGGCTCACAATTACACCAGATACTAGAGGGGATGCTGTAATGGTACTTACTGCCCTGTCCTGCATTGCATTGAACGTATACTTTGAGGCACGTAGTGACAACATGTCTGGACAGTATGCCGTGGCTCATGTTGTACTCAACAGGGTACAGGATAGCCGCTGGCCTAATGAGGTATGCGAAGTAGTCACACAACGTAATGATAACAACGTCTGCCAATTCAGTTGGTACTGTGATGGTAAAGCTGACAAGCCTGATGATGAATATGCTTGGGCATATGCTCAGATGGTGGCGGCAGATGTACTACGTGGCGAAGTCCCTGACTTTACTGGTGGATCAACCCACTATCATGCGTACTATGTCAAGCCCTATTGGGCTGACAAGATGCTATACCAAGGAGACTTTGGCTCTCATTATTTCTTTAGAGAAATAGATGGGCTGAACAGATAACACTTGCTATCTTTACTAGTATAGGTTATGATAGCTATACAACAAGGGCATAGTTGCCCACAACATAAGGAACAGACAATGGCTTTAGATTTTATTCCAGAGAACCTTGACTTCGCAGTAGCGTTTGAGGACACAAAAATGCACGACAAAAAGTATGTGCTTAATGCAGACACTGGCAAGTACATGGGTATTGTTGGTCAAGGCTTTCAGTGTGCCAGCCACGGTGATTTCTTCCGAGGTGTATGGGACACAGTGACAGAGGAAATGTCACCTAATGAGTTAGCAGATGCAGACTTTACATGGCATACTGCTAGAGGTGGGGCATGGGCAATGCTTGATGTTACCTTACCCAACATGCGTAGTACCATAACTACAGACAAGCATGAGACTAGCATTGGCAATCGTATCATTAGTCTGCATGGCATTGATGGATCATGCAGCAATCAATCTTACTTTGGTGCTATTGATTACTTCTGTAAAAACGGAATGATCAGTGGTGACTATGACAAAATCCGTAAGAAGAACACAGCCAACTTTACCCTTGAGGGTTTCATCTATGAGTTGGCACGTGCAAGGGCTAGTTTCTATGACAACGCTGCAAAGATGCAGGTGTGGGCTAACACCTCAACTAAATATGTAGATGTTAAGTCTTTGCTTGATGATATGATTTCATCTAAGCGTAAAGCAGAGAAAATGTTTCAGTTGTATAGCCATGAGGCCAGTGTACGTGGGCATAACAAGTTCTCTTTGTACTCTGCCTTCACCAACTATGCCAGCTATGCTGATGAACGTAATGGGTTCAGCCTCAAGAATACTGGCAATGATACACAGGCAGTCAGCATGTGGTCACGTGAGCAAGAGGTGAGCAAGTGGGTCAGTGATCCTAAGTTCATCACATTGGAAGCTGCATAATGACTAAGTTGCCACGATATGTACAGCCACGTAAACAACCCAAGGGTGTAGTGTCTTATCGCTTCAACCCACCTCAGTCTCTTGTTGATGCTGGGGTGGTGAGCCGCAAGGAATGGGGTACTGATCTTAAACAGGTTAAGGTACTCGCCAAAGAGTTGAATGACTTAGTTGACAAGTACCGTGAAGAACAGGCATTGATATTCAATGTTAAGCCAAGCAGCACTGTTGCAAATTTGTCACAGTATTACTTTGCCTCTAATGATTTCAAGGCGTTACGTAATACAACTAAGGTACATTACAGGTACTTCATTGGTCTACTGGACAATGCCATAGGTCACATGAGGCATGGTGATGTTACCTCTAAGGTTGCAAAGCATTTGTATGAACAGTGGGTTGAGCAAGGCATTAGCTTTGCCAATCATGGTGCTACCTGTGCCAGCCGTGTCTTTAACTACGCCATTGAAATGGAACAGATTAACACTAATCCTTTCACCAACATTAAGCGTAAGGCTACACCACAACGTAAGGTAGTATGGGAACATGCTGATGTGACTAACTTTATGGACACCGCCTTCAGTAAGTACAAGTACCGTAACGTGGGCATGATCGTGGCTATGGCCTATCAGTGGTGTCAAAGACTAGGTGACATGCGTATGCTTACGTGGGATGCCCTTGACTTAGACAGGCAGCGCATGTACCTTGAACAGTCTAAGCGTAGGGCAGAGGTGTTCCTACCCATTGATGATCAGTTACATGTAATGCTCAAGGAACAGCATGAGGACTACGGCTTTCAGCCTTATGTTGCACCCCACCCTACACCTGTAGGTGGTACGTTCAAACCCTATGGCATGGAAAGACTATCTAAAGTAGGACGTAGGGTAATGCGAGAGGCTGAGTTACCAGAAAGCCTACGCCTTATGGACTTACGTAGGACAGGGGTAACACAAATGGTTGAGGCAGGTGTACCATTGCCACAGTTGATGGCTGTTACTGGTCACACACATGTTGCATCTGTGAAACCATACATAAAAAATACATTCGCCTCTGCTAATAAAGCCTTGACAGCACGTAATGCTCATGTAGAATTGAGTGTAACGAAGAACATTGAAAGTGATTGGCTATGAACATAATAGAAATTATAAATGACTTACAGCTAAGTGTTGGTGACAGTAAACGTATGGCATGTCCAGTGTGTCATGCTAAGAATACATTTACTATTACTAATACTATGGGTAAGATTGTTTGGAATTGTTACAAGGCTAGTTGTACTGTCAGCGGCGGTACAAATGTGGCACTATCTGTTGGTGATGTTCGTAAGGCACTTGGTTATATGACTGACGAGCTAGACCCTTCCCCATTTGTAAAGCCTGACTACCTAGTTAATGATGGGCCTGAGTGTTGGGATTTTCTTAAACAGTATGGCCTATCATCTGAAGATGTTATTGTATTGTATGACGTAAAGGATCACCGTATAGTCTTTCCTGTGCTAGATGACAGAGGTTGTATAGTTGATGGATCAGGTAGATCACTGGGAAAAAGAATACCTAAATGGAAAAGATATGGTAATAGTGACTTGCCATACCATTGTGGATGTGGTAATGTCGCTGTAGTGGTAGAGGACAGCGTGAGTGCTGCAGTTGTAGGTGCGACAGTGAACAACGATCTAAAGCTGGATGCCAAAGATGATGATGTATATGTCGGGGTGGCTGTGTTGGGTACATCATTATCAGAGGGACACAAGCGGTACTTGTCGCAGTTCTCTACCATAATAGTAGCACTTGACCCCGATGCTTTACCCAAGTCACTCAAGTTCGCTAAAGAATTACGCACGTACTGTTCAGATGTACGTGTTTTAAAGTTGACAGACGATTTAAAGTATAGTAACCCTGACGATATAAGTAATCTGATAACCCTAACACAAGGATAGACCCCACATGGAACTAGCACTAATACGCAGCCTGATGAACAAAGAGTTTTATGACAGTCATCGTGGCTCTCGTTGTCCAGAACGATTGTTCAGCCCTGATGTACGCAAGATTAAGAAGGCCATTGACAGTGCAATGCACCGTTATGAGCGTACCGTTACACCTGACGAGATTGAGGCGTTGTTTATGTCCAACAATGCTACCCTGACAACAGCACAGAAGACTGCCTATAGTGCGCTGTTCGCTACAGTAAAGCGAGAACAGCCTATGGGTGAGGACATTGCACAAGAGGTGCTATCCAAGCTGTTCCAACAGGTGATTGGTGAGGACATTGCTAACCTTGGCTTTGATTATGTCAATGGTACAAAGGATACCCTTGAGCCACTACGTAATATGCTTGAGCAATATGGTGATGACTTCACGCCCAAGCTAAACATTGAATGGGAAGACACAAGCATTGATCATATCCTTGCACTCAACAGTCTTGAGAGCCAGTGGACATTCAACATCCCTACACTTACCCGTAAGGTTGAGGGTGTTAATGCTGGTCACTTGATTGAGATTGGTGCTAGGCCCAACACTGGCAAGACTTCATTCCATGCCAGCCTGATTGCTGGTGAGAATGGCTTTGCATGGCAGGGTGCTAAGTGCATTGTGTTATGTAACGAGGAAGGCTATCACCGTGTAGCACACCGCTACATCACTGCCGCCTCTAACATGGAAGCCAAAGAGGTTGTAGCCAACAAGTCAAAGGCAATGGCTGCATACGATAAGATCAGGGATAACGTCAAGTTCAAGGACGCTACTGATCGTGACATGTCATGGGTTGAGAGTGTCTGTAAGACATACAAGCCTGACATTGTGGTGCTTGACATGGGTGACAAGTTCGCCAAGACTTCTGGCTACTCTCGCCCTGATGAAGCACTAAAGGCTAACGCTATCTATGCTAGACAGATTGCAAAGCAACATGGCTGCGCTATCTTCTACATGTCTCAGCTATCTGCTGATGCAGAGAACAAGGTGGTACTCAACCAATCCATGATGGAAGGTAGTCGTACAGGTAAGGCTGCAGAGGCAGACCTAATGCTGTTGATTGCAAAGAATCCACCTGTTGAGGGACAGGACGAAGAGGACACCATGCGTCACCTCAATGTTGTCAAGAACAAACTGTCTGGTTGGCATGGTATTGTACATACCAATCTGAACTACAAGACAGCGAGGTACGAGGCATGATAAATAGAGACACACACAGAGAGTTATGTGAAAAGTATGAGGCGGTAAAACGTGACGCAAAGTATTGGGAAGCACAAGCTAAGACATTACGTACACGTAACGTACATTTACTAGAAGATGTAGAAAGACTGTCTGCACAATTAAGGTTATGGAAAGGTACAGCACCGTGAATAACTATGTATATACAGCCATTGGACTTGTGGTATTTTACATTGGCCTTAAGATGTTTAGTGGTGGTATGAAATCTATGGGTAACATAGACCACTTGACTTGGTTCTTGGGCAACCCAATCTATATGTTCTTTGGGTCAATCGCTATGACACTGGCATGGCAGAGTAGTAGCCTTAGTACTACAGCAATCATTGCTTTGGTTGCATCAGGTGTACTACCCTTACCTGCTGCTGTGGCTGCTGTATTAGGGGCTAACATAGGTACAACAGGGACTATCTGGTTGGCAGGGCTGCTAGTGTCTGACGGTATGCCAAGGGGTGACACACTACGCATAGCCATGATACACACTGGCGTTAATCTTTTGATGGCGATAAGTCTATTGCCATTTGTAAATCACATAGCTAAGTATGTTGGGAGAGTAGGGTGAATGATGAGGAATAAGTCTGTAGTTTATTACTCACAAGTTACGCTGCAACGTAACTATTTAACTTTTACGCCATAGCGTAAAGAAAAGGACAGGAAAATGAGACAGCACATATACGACACGTGGACACTAATCATGGACTCGGACAGAAGCCCCCTAAAGAATATACCTGACAACAATGCCCGACACTTAATCTTGCAGATACTTGCATGGATGTGGTGTATTGTGTTTAGTATTTTCTTGGGCAGCTATCTTGTGTTTGGGTTGACAGCGATAGCTCATGTGTTACTACTGGCTGCAATAGCTGTGACTGTCGGTACGTTTGATACTGCTAACAGGAACCCAAAGACGTTATCTGATTTTGCCATGCGTCTTGATGGGTACAATGGTAGACGTAACAACGGAGAGCATGATTAAATTATGACTAAGAAAGATAATCGGATATAATCGGATATAATTGGAGTGGATAAAGAATGTCACAGATTGAAGTAACATACATAGACCACATGGGTAGTGACCTGAGTGTAGTCAATGCAGCACGTGTATCCTTTGGTAAGAAGAGTGAGGCACTAGGTACATCAGGTGTAGAGGGTGAGCATATGACACCCATACTACATGATACAGACAAGAGACTAATTAAGTACCTAGCCAAGCATAAACACATGTCACCATTTGGTCATGCCTTTTCCAGCTTCCATGTCAAGGCTCCTATCTTTGTAGCTAGGCAACTGGTCAAGCATAAGTTCCTACGATGGAATGAGATTAGTCGTAGGTATGTAGATGATGAGCCTGAGTTCTATGAGCCTGATGAATGGAGAGACAAGAGTGCAGATAAAAAGCAGGGTAGTGGAGGTAAAAGTCAGTCTCAATACTTCCCTAACATCTATGTCAAAGAGGTATCAGACAAGGCACTAGGTGACTATAAAAAGATGTTGGTTCAAGGCATCTGTCCAGAGCAAGCACGTATGGTGTTGCCACAAAGCACCATGACTGAATGGTATTGGTCAGGTAGTCTTGACGCCTTCTCTGACATGTGTATACTAAGATGTAAAGAAGATACACAGTTTGAAACAAGAATAGTTGCAAATGAAATATCTGCTTGTATGAAAGACCTGTTTCCTATAGCATGGGGAGCATTGACCGTTTGATAGGATACCCGACACATGATACTGACACTAGACGTAGAGAATACAACGACAACACGTGATGGCAAGCTGCACCTTGATCCATTTGAGAAAGACAATTCATTGACACAGGTAGGTACACTGGATCAATCAGGTAACGAACACATCTTTACCTTTGACCATTCAGAAAAGCAGGGTACACAATTTGATCACCAATGTGTGCAGTCAATGCTTGACAAGACTACTGTACTGGTTGCACACAATGCTGTACATGACTTGCTGTGGTTATGGGAGTCAGGCTTTACATATGATGGTAAGGTGTTTGACACCATGCTTGGTGAGTATATCTTACAGCGTGGGCAGAAGCAACCCCTATCCCTTGATGCATGTGCAGAGCGTTACGCATTAGACACACAGAAGCAGGATACACTCAAAGAGTATTTCAAGAAGGGCTACACCACACGTGACATACCCTTGGCTGAGTTGACAGAGTATTTGTCCCATGACCTACATGCTACACAGCAGTTGTACAATACAATCACTGCCAAGCTAGATGGTACTACCCTGCAGGACAGTGTTGATCTGACTAACCAACTTGCTATACACCTTGCTAAGATTTATCAGCGTGGCTTCAAGGTTGATACAGATGCACTAGAGGCAGTACGTAAAGAGTACGAGGATGAACGTGACGAGTTAGTGCGTAGTCTTGAGGCACATACACATGAGTTGATGGGTGACAGACCTGTGAACCTTAACAGTCCAGAGCAACTTGCATGGGTTGTGTATGGTCGTAAGCCTGATGACAAAAAGGTGTGGCCTACATTGTTTGAGGGACGTATGGTAGATGCTAAGTTCAAGTCTACCGTTACCAAGCACTCAACCAAGTTGTACAAACAGAAGGCAAAACAATGCAAGTCCTGCTACGGTAGTGGGCAAATCAGGAAGGTAAAGAAAGATGGAACTCCTTTTGCAAGACCCAACAGGTGTGTCGGGTGTGATGGTTGTGGGTATACTTTTGTGGATACTAACCAGTTAGCTGGCCTACAATTCACTGCACCGACTGCCAAGTTCATCAGTGCCAATGGTTTCAGTACAGGCAAGGACAGCCTGACATACCTTGAGGGTGTGGCTAGAGCCAAGCAGATGCCAGAGGCAGTCAAGTTTCTACAGAACATGAAGCGTCTGAATGCCATTGAGGTATACATTGCCAGCTTCATTGGTGGTATTGCTACCCACACCAAGGCAGACGGTAAGCTACATGCCCGTCTACTGCAGCACAGGACAGGTACAGGCAGACTATCAGGTGCTGACCCTAACATGCAGAACATGCCACGTGGCGGTACATTCCCTGTCAAGCGTGTGTTTGTATCACGATGGGATGGTGGACAGATTATGGAAGCTGACTTTGCACAGCTAGAGTTTCGTGTCGCTGCATTTCTGTCTCAAGACATGGTTGCCATTGACGAGGTTATCACTGGCTTTGATGTACATGCCTACACTGCCAAGACCATCACAGATGCTGGTCAACCTACAGCTAGGCAAGCTGCCAAGGAACATACCTTTGCTCCACTGTTCGGTGCTACTGGGTATGGACGTACACCAGCAGAGGCTGCATACTACACAAAGTTCATGGACAAGTACAAAGGTATTGCTGCATGGCACAAGAGACTAGCCGACGAGGTACTGGCTACTGGCTGCATTACCACACCATCAGGCAGGGCATTTGCTTTCCCTGATGCTACCCGTAACAAACATGGAGGTGTGACATATTTCACACAGATAAAAAATTATCCGGTGCAATCCTTTGCAACGGCTGACATTGTACCTATATGTCTGATATACATAGACAAGATGTTGGAGGCAAACAAGATGCAGAGTTGTATAGTCAACACCGTACATGACAGTGTGGTACTTGACATACACCCTGATGAAACAGACAAGGTACTCAAGATCATAGACAGAACAAACGACAGGCTGATATCCATTGTCAATAAGAAATGGAATATAGACTTCAACATTCCTCTATTATTAGAGGCAAAGATTGGCCCGAATTGGCTTGACACCAAAGACGTAGCATGATATAACTACAAAATTCGCTCAGTGTTAAGGAGAACATACACATGACAAATCAAGTAACAACGATTGATACAAACAACTACGCAGCTATGGCTAAGGCTATGGGCATGGGTGACACAGCAGGAGAAAAGAAAACCAGTGCGCTTGCCCGTCTGCGTATCAACCACACACCTGTCATGGGACAGGCAGAGGTTAAAGGCAAGCAGGTAAATGTAGAGGTAGTGGAGGGTGGTACATACAAGCTAGAGATACCTGATGGGCCTACATACTTTGCAGAGAAGGTAAAGATTCGCCCATTCCTACAGCGTTTCATGTACAAAAAGTTTGTCATGGGCAGTGACACTACACCTAATCGTTATGTCAAGACTGTTATGGGTGACAACCTAAACTCAGATATGAAGGACAATGACGGTGGCTTCAACTGTGGTAAACCTTCTGGTTGGATTGAAGACTTCAACAGTCTGCCTGACAGCATGAAAGAGTTGATCCGTTCTATCAAACGTGTGCGTGTACTCTTTGGTACTGTGGACATGGTGAACAGTACAGATGCACAGGGTAATCCTGTTGAAGCACCTAGTACACCATTCATCTATGAGGTTGAGAACCGTGATGCCTTTAAGATTATTGGTAATGTCTTTACTAAGTTGGGTAAGATGCAACGCCTTCCACCACAGCATTACATTGACTGTGCTACAGAGAAGCGTGACCTACCCAATGGTAGTTGTTTCTATCTGCCTACCGCAGACTTAGACCTCATGTCTACACTGGACATGGACAATGATACACAGGCTACCTTTGCTGACTTCATTGCATGGATTGCTAACTACAATCAGTATATCCTTGGGGAATGGGGAGACAAAATGCAGCATGACAATGAGGAAATACCAGATGCCATTGTAGAGGACTTGGTAGACATTGATGAAGATGCGTTTGCATAATGTTTGATATGCCACCACAAGGCATTGTCTATGACATGTCAAATGAGGACTACCACAAACAGGTAGGCTACTCTTCATCTGCCATTAAAACGGTGTGTAAGCAATCGCTTGCACACTACATGGCACAGAAACCATTAGGTGACAGTCCAGCGTTTGCGTTGGGCAGTGCCGTACATGCTACGTTACTTGAGCCAGAGCGTGACCTTGTTACCAAAGGCCCAAAGACACGTACCTCTAAGCTGTACAAAGACCTGTATGCTAACAAGAAAGGTGACGAGGTTGTACTGACAGAGGTTGAGTATCATGTACATAACAAGATGTGTCAGTCAGCACTTGACAATCCAGTGTGCAATGCCTTACTGACACACAAGGAAAGAGTAACAGAAAGCAGTGTGTTTACAGTTGATCCTGTGAGTGGTCTTAACATTAAGACTAGACCAGACCTATACATACCAGAGACAGGACAGATCGTTGACATTAAAACTACTATTGATGCTTCGCCAAAAGGTTTTGCAGAACAAGTTGGTAAGTACGCTTATCATATACAAGCTGCTTTCTATTTGCTTACTTGTAAACTGGCTGGCATAAAGGCTAAAGAGTTTAGCTTTATAGCTATTGAAAAGACTGCGCCCTATATGGCACACCTGCATGTCATGTCACCTGAGTTAGTTATAGAATCAACTAAGCAGGTTAAGGAAACACTCGCCCTTATAGCGGAGGCTAACAAGTCGGGTGAATATGGTACTGGTTGGGGAGATTACTCAACCCTAAAGGTAGGAGACTTTTAATGTTCAATGAAGAAGAAATCAAAGATATGGAAGAGGCCATTGCCACTATGGAAGATGACCTTAGCCAAGCCAAGGCAGACCTAAAGAAAAAGAAGTACGGTGCTTTACGTGAAGCTATTAATGCACGTAATGAAATGGATAAGGTAGTGCAGGAAGAGTTGACCAAGCTAAACCTGACACATAATCCTTGGACTGTACAGCCAAGCCGACACCTTTTCTGGCGGTGATGAATGGCAAGAGCTTTCGTGCAGCTAGAAAGTACGGGTACAGGAGTGGACTAGAAGTTAAACTAGCTACCTATTTAAAAGAGCAAGGTGTACTTGCCGAGTATGAATCAATGAAGATTGAATGGGAAGACTTGACATACCGTACCTATACACCAGACTTTATACTACCTAATGGTATCATCATTGAGACTAAGGGTATGTTTACTACAGACGATAGGCGAAAGCATCTTGCGATAAAAAAGCAACACCCTAAACTGGATATACGTTTTGTGTTTGAAAACGGTAGACGTAAGCTACGTAAGGGTGCTAAGAGTACTTATGAAATATGGTGCGACAGGTACGGCTTTGAATGTTATGATAGGATTGTACCTGAGTCATGGTTAAAAGAAAAGGGTAAGGCATTAGGCACTAAGTTTGTTGCCTACCCACATCCCAAAGTAGTGAGGAAGTAAATGAATATAAAAGATATAGTAAATGATATGAGGGATGAAGACTTTATAATACGCATTACTCCTTACCATGAGAATGGTGCATGGGATGGTGACGTACAGGTATCTCTGGTATCATCTGAGAATAACCCTTTGGGTGAAGAGGACTTTGCTTATCTATCTCACTTGTGTAGTATGCTATGTTCTGTTATACCTGTAATAGAGGAAGATGAATACGTAAGGGATGCACTACATAGCTATGTTCTTAATAGGTTAAGCGATGAACCTGATGAAAAGCCTAGTTATACAGCAGACGGTAATGTGCTAACGCTAACATCTAAGACAAGAGGTAATGCCTAATGGCTAAATGGAAAGAGTTACCAGCAGATGTAGTCAATCATCCCCCACAGTACAATTCGGGGGGGATTGAGTGCATTGATGCAATGAAGGCAATGTCAGAGGGATCATATGTAGAGCCACACCATGCCTACTGTTGGCAGAATGCCTTCAAGTACATATGGCGTTGGCCTTACAAGAACGGTGTAGAGGACTTGCGTAAAGCAAGGTGGTACATTGACCGATTAATACATGAGTTAGAAAATGAAAGCTAGGGTATTAATAAGTCTTGAAATAGATGAAGAGGACTACCCTATGCCAGTAGATGGTAGTGTTCAAGAGGAATTAAATGAAGCTATCTATGCATACATATATGATATAGATGGTATAAGTATAACCAAGATGAGGATAACAACTGATGAATAATAACTATTTGCCTACTGACTATCAGACTTTCATTGCTACTAGCCGCTATGCACGATGGTTAGAGGATGAAGGACGCCGTGAGACATGGGGAGAAACAGTAGAACGATACCTACAAAACATTGCAAAGACTTGGCTCAAGCCTGTTGATCTACAGGAAGTACGTGAGGCTATCCTTAGCCTTGAGGTCATGCCTAGTATGAGGTCAATGATGACAGCAGGTAAGGCTGCAGATCGTGACAATACCTGTATGTATAACTGTAGCTACCTACCCGTAGATGATCCTAAGTCTTTTGATGAGGCTATGTTCATCCTCCTTTGCGGGACGGGGGTTGGTTTCAGTGTTGAGCGTCAGTTCATTACTAAACTCCCTGATGTTCCTACTCTTTTCCAAAGCGAAACGTGTGTCGTCATCAAGGACAGCAAGGAAGGATGGGCTAAAGGGCTGAGACAAGTTTTGGCACTCCTATGGGCTGGCGAAATTCCCAAGTGGGACGTATCTAAAGTCAGGCCAGCAGGTGCAAGACTAAAGACATTTGGTGGTAGGGCATCAGGCCCAGCACCATTGATTGATCTGTTTAACTTTGCTATCACTACATTCAAACAGTCACAAGGACGTAAGCTGTCCAGCCTAGAGTGTCACGATCTTATGTGTAAGATTGGTGAGGTAGTAGTGGTCGGTGGTGTACGCCGTAGTGCTATGATTAGTTTATCTAATCTATCTGATGATCGTATGCGCCATGCCAAGTCAGGTAACTGGTGGGAGAATGCAGCACACAGAGCATTAGCTAATAACTCAGTATCTTATACAGAAAAACCAGACAGCATGGCATTCATGCGTGAGTGGACAGCCCTAATGGAGAGTGGTAGTGGTGAACGAGGTATCTTCAACAGAGAAGCATCAGTTAAACAAGCTGCAAAGAATGGCCGTAGAGAGTCTTGCTATGAGTTCGGAACCAATCCATGTTCGGAAATCATACTTAGGCCAAATCAGTTCTGTAATCTTACGGAAGTTGTCATACGTGCTAACGACAGTCTGGAAGACCTTGCAAGAAAAACCCGCATTGCAACTATACTTGGAACAATACAGTCCACCTACACAAACTTTCCATACTTGCGAAAAGTGTGGAACACCAATACAGCAGCGGAAAGATTGCTAGGTGTATCACTAACAGGAATAATGGACAATAAGCTGATGACCTTGGAGAACAAAGGGTTGTCCGAAACATTGGAGCATCTTAAAAATGTGGCTGTTTCTACTAACGCTGAGTGGGCTGACCGTCTTGGTATCCCTCATAGCACTGCTATTACTTGTGTCAAGCCCAGTGGAACAGTTTCCCAACTGGTTGATTCATCTTCTGGCATTCATGCTCGTCACTCTCCCTATTATATCCGTACTGTGCGTGGAGATAATAAAGACCCATTGACAGAGTTTATGAAGGCACAAGGTATACCTAACGAACCTGACGTTATGAAGCCTGACGCTACTACAGTGTTTAGCTTTCCTATGCAGTCACCTCTTGGTGCAGTACACACGGCTGACATGACAGCAATACAACAACTAGACATGTGGCTTATGTATCAGAGACATTGGTGTGAGCATAAACCTAGTGTAACTATTAATGTCAAGGCAGATGAATGGCTAGAGGTAGGGGCATTTGTGTACAAACACTTTGATGAAATGTCAGGAGTGTCATTCCTACCTTTCAATGAACATACATACCAACAGGCTCCGTATCAGGAATGTACAAAGGAAGAGTTCTTTGATATGATTGATGCATCACCTGCTAAGATTGATTGGACTAAGCTATCTGAATACGAACAGGAAGATAATACTAGCGGTGTGCAGACTATGGCATGTACTGGTGATGTTTGTGAGATGGTAGACATAACCTAATGCAACTTGAGATGTTTGAAATACTAAGTCCTGAACCTTACGAGGGCGGCATAGAGTGTAACAACTGTGGTGTAGTTCAACCTATTGATAACTTTCAACAAATGTTAGCAGGAGAAATAAAAAGAAAGTGTAGAACCTGTGCTAGAAATCAATCAGGACTTATCAAACATCTTAAGTCTTTGCATCCATACCCTGATGAAAACTATTGCTGTCCTATCTGCAATAGAAATATTAAGGAGATAAGTAGAACAGGACAAAAAATGTTACAGTCTTGGGTACTAGATCACTGCCATGAAACAGAAACATTTAGGGCATGGCTATGCTTTAATTGTAATACAGGACTTGGTGCTTTTAAAGATAACCTTGATAGAGTAAAAAAAGCTAAAACTTATTTAGAAGATCATATGTACAAACAAAAGGAGAACTATTATGATATGGGTTTATACAGTAGTAATGATGATGATAGAACCAACAACAAGTGAAAAAACTTTCATAGTGTTTTCACCAAACACAGCATTTACAAATGAAGAGTCTTGCCAACAATGGAGAGAGGTAGATATGTTGAGGCTCTACAATTCAAGGCCAAGTGAAAATGCAAAAGCAGTTAGTCAATGCTTTCCATTTCCTTTTAATGTAGATAAAGGAACATAGGTATTGACATACGCTTTACATAATGATAATGTTGCCCTGTAACTCAATAAGGAAATAACATGACCGCTTACAGAAAACCTTTCTCGCATAATCTCTACGGTAAATACGATGGTGTAGCTAAAAAAACTCTAATCAAACACCTTGAGTATCATGGACATACTGTAGTAAACAGTGAGGAATCTTATGATGCTGACGTAGTAACACAAGAGGGTGGAGAAACATACTTCAATGAAGCAGAGGTAAAGGCTGCATGGAAAGGAGATTGGCCTACACACTGGACAGAGATACGCATACCTGAACGTAAGAAGAAGTTGTTAAGCAAGCACAAAGGCAACCTGACGTTCTACATCTTTCGTGAAGACATGAAACAGGCATGGTGTATTGACAGTTCATTACTGACTGATGATAAATTAAAGGTAGCAAAGGGCAGAAACATAATGAAGGGTGAGCAGTTCTATCACATACCTTATGTAGATGCTAAGTTAATCAATGTAAAGGAAGCGGCATGAGAAAGCCAATGAACCGTAATGCAAGGGGGTTGGGCAAATACGATGCCCCACTCAAGGTACAGTATCAGCAGGGATACTATGCCTTCAAGAGAGGTGGGCAAGTAAACCCCTTTCACTCAGACACTATGCAGTTCCGTGAGTGGAATAGAGGATACGACAAAGCCTACCATGAGAACTTAACAAAGGTAAAGAAGGATGAACAGCTTAGAGAAAGACGTAAAGACATTCATGGAGGGCAAGTACAGCATGTCTGATTTCAATTCGTATCAAAGATCAGCAGCAACCACAGCTATCTATACAGACAAGGTTGTGTATCCTGCACTGGGTCTTGTTGGTGAGGCAGGTGAGGTAGCCAACAAGGTTAAGAAGGTCTTACGTGATAAGGATGGGGTCTTTACATCTGAGGATAGGGACGCTATAGCCAAGGAGATTGGTGATGTACTGTGGTACTGTGCCGCACTAGCCACTGATCTTGAATTAACATTAGGTTATATAGCTAGTCAGAATGAGTTGAAGTTATCTAAGCGTAAAGCTAACGGTACTATTGGTGGTAGTGGTGACGATAGGTAAAAGAAAAGGGGGGCTTAATTGCCCCCTCACTTTATTGCCTAGCCATTAAACCTGATTTTATTTCTTTAGGTATTACAGCAGAAGTTTCATTTATTCCTTCAATGTAACTCTTTAGTAAAATAACATCTTCAATATTATTAGGATCAAACTTTCTATCTGGGCCTTTTTCATCCCAATCCTGTAATGCTCCACGTTTTTTACTCTTAGGTATCTTTAAATACTCTGCCCTAGCAACAGTCTTAAAAAAATTAACCTGTATTCCCTGCAGTTTTTTTCCTAGTGCAGTATACTCTGAATTATTAGTACCTTTTTCTTGTCTTACTTTATTCATTTCATCTACTACAGATTGTTTTCTATCTTGTAAAGCTGTAGCTTGGGGTAAAGTTATATTAAATTTATTACCTTCCCCGTATTTAATTCTAGCTAAAGACCTGTATACATTCATTTGACTTTCTATTTCAGTAATAACTTTATTGTTTACAAACTGTTCCTGTGTATACTTACCGTGCAAGCTGCTGTCTTCTTTGTAGTCTTCAATTAAGTCAGCTTCTTTTTTCTTCATGTCTTTTAAAAATACTGGCATAAAAGATAGCATCAATGCATCTTCAGCAGCTTTTATGTCAGGTTCTTTTGTTCTACTCTCAAACTTCCATGCAGGAAAACCTTTCTCCTGTAAATATTCGGCAGCTTCATTTTTCTGGCCCCTCATATTGATACCAAAGAAAGCAGCAATAGGATTACCTCTCCTGTTAGGAGACATAAACCCTTCATTTATAGGATCATTCTGTAAAATAGTTGGATCACTTTGATCCGCATACTGTATGCCACCTGCACGTTTCTTCATCTTAAACTCTTCACTAGGATTAAACAAGTTGGCATTTTCTGGTCCAGTAAGTATCTGTCCTTGGTCTAAAGATTCTCCAAAAGAATAACTAAAAGCACCCGCTAAATTTTCTGCTGTGCTGCCTGTAAGTATAGGACGATCTGCCTTCCTAGTATTAATATAGCTTTCACTTGGCCTGTACTCTGCTATCCTTTGTGCATCAAGTACCTGTCGCATTGGAGATAAGAAACTATTTACATACTGACCTACAGCTTTTCCTAAAGCATCAGCAGCTTTTTGATCTGACTCTGGCGTACCTGCACCACCTGCAATTTTAGAAATTTCTTCTATGAATACATTGCCTGTACCTGTACGAAATGTAGTACCAGCAAATGTTTCCATAAATTCTTTAACATCAAACCAATCATTAAAAGTACCTTGCAGTTCCTCTGTCTTACCAAAAGTTACAGCCTGTGCCTGTGGTACAAACTTAGCTACATCAGGGTCAAGTCTTTTCATAGCCTCGCCTATCCATAGCATTTGCCGTAGTGGAAATTGAGGGGTAGTATCTACACCCATTCCTTCTTCAACAAACCTGCCTCTAACTTCTTTATAGTCTGCAGGGGCATCTTCACTTGCTCTGTAATTATAGGCGGCACAAATGGCAGCTAATCCAGTTATGTTACGAGATATTCCTTGCCTGTTTTTAGCTGAAAGGGCTACCTCACTAAGGCCCTCTTTAGTACGTGCTATATTACCTTTTCCTTTAATAACAGCCGTTACAGCACTTAAAGCTGGCCTAAATGCACCAGAAGAATACTGCGCCATTAGTTCCATAGAGTTAAACATAAATCTTGGGAAGGGTATAATAGGTGTAAGTCCGTTACGTGTAATGAAATTACTTGCATCTCTAAATGCTTTTATGTCTGGTGCTTTAGCGTAGGTAACGTCTAATGCACGTTTGGTTGCTTGCTCAAGTAAGTTTTCAAACTTAGGTGATCCTTTACCTCTAACTGTACTAGAGTTAGAAATAAAATCCTGCAGTTTTCCTTCTTTCAATGCCTGAACAAAGTCAACTCCTTTACCATCTATTTTATAATGTCTCTTGACTAGCCGTTCTAGTTCTCCAACAAAAACACCTCTACGTATTAAGTGTTCTTGCAACCTGTTTGGTCCATTAAGTACATCAACAACACTCTCACCTCTTTTCAAAAGAGCATCTGTTACTTTCCATGCAGCACCACCCTCAGAACCAGAGCCTAATGCTTTTTGATATTCATTAATATTATTAAGTAAGTTGTCATGTTGTTTTTCAAACTCAGGACGTTTAAGTATAAACTCTGTAAGTTCATTAGCCATTCTAGGACTAGAAAAAATGTACTTCATATGAGACATTGAGCCTGTCCAGTAACCTGTTTTAGAGAATGGACTTACTTCTCTAATTAAACCCTTAACACCGTCCTGTCCAAGTGCATATATAGCAGAGTCAAATAAATTTTCTACAGCTTCCATTGGCGCTCTCATACCAGCAGACTGTAAGTTACGCATGGCAGTTTTAAATTGACTAACCATTAAACCACGGCGCATGTTCTCTAGTCTACGCCATGTTTGCATTGGCTTACTCTGTTGGTTAGCCCGTATTCTATCTTTAGCCGCATCAATCTCAGACAGATTACCTGCCTTCCTAATTTGAGATAGTTTGTTAAGTATCTTACCTGCCTCAGAACCTGAACCTGCTACAGCCAATACGTACTCGTCAAAAGACATACCATACTTAGCCAACATATCAGCTAGTTCTTGGTTTGTATTTACGTCTAGTTTATTTGCTACAGTTAAATCAAACAAGCTGTCTATAATTGTTTTATCTTTTGGAAATGCACCGGGATTTTTCTTAGCAAACTCAGATGCAATAGATACCAATGCATTAAATTTTTCTGGCCTAACTAAAGGTGACACTAAATCATCTACCTCTTCTGTAAGTCCTGTAAATGCTTGGTCTTCATCCATACGTAGTGTATCAACAGGTGCGCCTGTATCAGTAGCTTGCTGTGCCATCCTTGCCTCTGCAGCCTCAATAATATTAAGGTCTGCCTGACTTGGCTCAACACCCACCTGTCCTCTTGCAGATACTACTCTTGCTCTAGCTTCCTGTAACTCCTGTACATCTGCTGCTACAGCCCTACCTGCCTCACGCATTCTATCAAAGTCTACTACTTGATTGCCATCAGCATCAATTTTAAGTACACCCAACTCAGCGTTAGAGCCTGTGCCAAGGGTTACTTCCATCCACTCTTCTGCAATACGTGCCTGTAATTCTGGTGCTGCCTGTGCTGTTGTTGCAGACAGTGCCGTAGTTTCTGCTGTGCTTGCTTCAGTAGCCTCAAGTATTGTATCCATTTGTTGTCTGGTTGTTTCGTATGGTTTACCAGTAACAAGTTCTTTACCTTTACGTATTACTGCAGTACCACCGACTATACCAGCAGCAAGTTCTGCAGCAGCTAGTGATGCAAAGCCTACAGCCTTGGCTCTGTCTCCCTCAAGCCACATTTGCCTAGATGATTCTAGTGTATCTGGTATGTCTAGTATACCCATAGCAGTACCTAAGAACGGTGTCCACTCAGAACCATTCATTACGTATGCAATACTATTAATGTCTAGCCCCGCATCAATTAATTCTGTTGCTAGTTTTTGACGTACAGGATTACTGTTGTCTTCTAAGGCAGTAGAAATATCATTGTATCTATTTACAAGTTTATCTTCTAGTCCTCTTTCTTCAAAGCCTTCGCCCCTTGACAATTTAAATGCTGCCATAGTTTCTGCTTGTTGCTTTGCAAAAGAACTAGGATATTGCTCAGTAGCACTTTCTAAATCTTCAATAGTTTCTTCAATACGTTCTACACCTTCTTGAGCCTCTTGACCTAAACCTTCCCATTGTGCCACTAATAATTTATTTAAAGTTTGTTGAGATTCAAAGTCTGCCAGATTAGATGTATCTTTTATTTGAACAATATTATCACCCTCTTTCAAAGGTCTACTAGCTAATTGTTCTGAGATAGTTTCTATAGATGTTTCACTGTCGTTTATATCTTTAGGTGTGGGAATTATAGTAGTTTCAACTTCAGGCTCTTTACCTGCAGTATCCAATTCAACAGTATTTAAATCAATAGAACGATTTATACCACTTAAACTAGAAGTTGGTTTTGCTACAGGTGCAGTAACTACAGGAGTGTCATTGGTAGTTTCTTTTTCATTAGCAAATACATTTCTAACAGTTACGTTATCTAAAACACCCATTAAAATACGCCTCTTGTTCCCATTATTCCTTGTTGTGGTTGTCCTGTTTTTTTATCTGTCCATTGTATAACATCACCTTCTTTGTATACACCTCTTTCAATTTTATCTTCTACTACGCTTTGTGCTTCAATAGGATGCATTGTAACATTTGCAGGACCATTACCATTATTTATTTTTTTTATGTATGCGGCTGATCTTTTTGTAAACTCTTTTTCTGCTGCAAGTACTCTTTGCTCCATAAATTTATCAGGAACAAAACCTTCTATTGGGTTAGTTACAAACTCATTCTTTTGTATATTTATAATAACACTATTGACTTCTAATTCTTCAACTTCATTACCTATAATAATTTTTTCAGTCATAGTACTTAAATCTGTTTTTACTCTACCAAAAGATTTATATACATCTGTGGCTGTATCACGTAACATTTTTAATCCTCTGGCTTGGTCAACTCCTAATTGACCTGAAGGATCACCACCACTGTCTTTAGTTGCTGCTGCTTTCCACTCAGCATGTCCTTCTTTTAAAATTGTTTTCTGTCTTTCCCATTCTGCTAAAGCATCTGCATCATCTAGTGGTATACTTATCTTAGCCTCATAATGACTAGACAATTTATCTTCCCAACTATTCTTTTCAGCTTTTACTTTTGGGGGTATAGGTTTAAATGTAATACTGCCAGTAGTTAAACCTTGAGGTGCAGATGCGGCACTAGCAGAAGTAACATCAGGTAAATCTTCACCTGTTATTTGACCAATCTTTACTTGAGTAGCTGGATCAACACCTGCTTTAACATAAAGGTCTGCTTGTTTTAATGCTTCTTGTGCAAACCCCTTTCCTTTTTCTACAAATTTAGCTGCATTTTCATCTCCAAAATGAAATGACAAAGAGGCTAATAAAGTTTCAGCATCTTTTTGTTTAGCTACACGTGCGGCTTTTCTGGCCCTTGATGCTGCACGTGCCTCTGTAGCAATTTGCCACTGTTGTTGTTGTTCAGTAACCTCATCTTCTCTATTTTGTTGTGCAAATCTTTCTAATGTTCTAGTACCAGCACGTGCGCCACCACCTAAAAATGCCCCAAAGTTAAAAGCCATTACATTTCTCCTTGAACTTGGTTCATATCACGACTAGGCCGTGCCATAAGGCCACTTGCAAGCGGTCTTTTTTTAGTTACTTCAACAGGCTTGTCTTCTTTTATTTCTGGTTTTTTATCTTTTAAATTCTTCATAGCTAGTGCAATTTTACTAGGTGATATAATGTCTTGATCTATTTTTTCTGATCCATCCATACTGTATTCTATCTCAGCTTCGTCTGCAACATATGCAATTAATTCCATAAGTACTGGTAATAATAAAATTGATACATCAATAGTATGCATACCTTCCATAGCACCTGACTGTACTATTATTTCAGCAATAGAAGTTACAGGTGTACCCATTTCAAGTGCATCTATTAATGAATCATTTAATGAAGGGTCAGTAATTTTATTAGCATAATGTTCTAATGCATCTTCTACTGTTGAATACTTAGCAGGTTGTTGCCAAGGTCTTGCACCTATCTCAGTAGTCAAAGACTGACCGGGAATTGGTCCATCCATAAGGGGATTAAACTCAGCCATTTTGCATTCCCGCCCGTAGCTTCTGTAATATTTTAAATTGATCTATAAGATAATTATCATCAGCCATGTTAGTATCTTCCTCAACGGGTTTATTACGTGAAAGTAAACCTGATTGTTTTGCAGGTTCTTCTTTAGGCTGCATCATCATACTTTTATTCATGTAGTCTCTATAAGCTGTAGCAGCTTGTCCCTTTAACATTACATTCCCCTATTAAAATATAGCTTTAAAACCCGGTATTTTACTACCTACATAACCAAGAGCAAGTGTACTTACAAAGTCACCAATAGCACTAGACGATGCTACATCTGCTTGATACTCTGCTGTTGATCTTTCTCTACCTGCAGCCAAGTGACTCAGTGTTACAGCATTCTGTCTGTCACGTTCATTGTCAGATGAAGTCCATGCCCATTCCATCATGTCAGCATGTTCTTGCCACAGATTAGAGTATGCCTGATTAGACATGTCAAGTACAGCAGCAGCATTAATTTCATTAGCCCTATTGACAGCGGCTGTTGCTGCAGTTGCAATCTCTCTACGCCATACAGCATTAGACTGTGCAATTACTAAACCATTCTGTGCATTAAATTGATCACGTTGATTTGCAATCTCTGTATTAAATTTGTTAACAGCATTCTCTTCACCAGCATTAAACTGTGACATAGCATTAGCTTGTGTAGTATTAAACTGTGAAGTCTGTGTTTTAAGGTTAGCAAAGAACTGGTCAGATTGGTTCTCACTAGTTGCATTAAATTGCTTGGCTGCATTCTCTGCTGCCTGATCTGTAAACATAGACTGTGTACGTTGTTGTGCCTTAAACATTTCTGTCTGTTGTTGATTAGCTAGGTTAGTCATGTCCATTGCAAGGAATGACTGTGCATTCATTACGGCTGCAGCCTGTCGGTTACTTAGATTAGCCATGTCAAGGTTTGCCAGTGACGATGCCTCTGCCATAGTAAGTGCCTGTCGGTTAGACAGGTTACTCAGGTTCATTGTGTTAGCTGCACGACTATTCTCTAGTGCTACCTGTTGTTCTGCAGTAAAGTTCATGTTAGCTATATCACTAACCTTAGCTGCATTAGCTACACGTGACTGAAAGGCTTGATCAAACTCCATGCCCATAAAGGTAGCACGTTGTTGTGCTGACAGCATGGCTCTCTCTTGACGATTACTCAGGTTTTTTATTTCAAACCCTGCAACTGTCTGTGCATCTGCACTAGCAATAGGCAGTGCTGACTCCATAGCTGCCTGTACAAGAGCCTGTCCTGCCATGCTACTAGCACCAAGGCCACGTGCAGCCATCTGTGCTGTAGCGTTGCGTAAGGCTCCTGCAGCCCATGCTGGTGTTTCACCACCCTCAAAGTCTGCCATCAATGTATCTAGCTGACCCTTTACAGTAGCCCTGTCACTAGGTGTGGCTGTTGCTGCCTGTATCTGTTCTGTAAACTGACTTGCCTTTGCAGCATTAGCTGCTGGCTCAATGATCTCACCTGCCTGTAGCTCACGCTGTACAGGGTTATCCATTTTAAGGGCAGTGCCTTGTGCTGCATCTATAGCAGATACTGCAGTCTCAGTTTGTTGCTGTCCTGTTACCTGTGCATCATCTGATACAGTACCTGTAGGTGTTTGTGTTTGATCAAGTACACCCTCTACAGTACCTGCAGTTTTAGTTGGGTCTACTTTAGCTATTCCTTGGGTTAATGGATAAGAAGCTAATCTACCTTTATCTCCTTCATCTACAGATGGGCCTATAGGGGGTGCTGTAGATGGTTTAAATCGTGCCATATCATCATGAGGTTCATATCTTGGTCTAGGGTCAAACATACGAAACTCATTACGAGGATCATAGGCAGTAGCCTGTGCAACTGTACCCTGTGTAGCTGTGGCTGTAGGTGATGTTGCACCTACCTGTCCAGCACCTGCAGCTAAGTCTTGTGATGTTTGTGCAACAGTGCCAGTAGCTGTAGCTATACCACCAACAGGTAGTGCTGGTCCTTGCATACGGTTTACTGTAGTCTGACCAATACTTGCAGGTGTTTCAGGTTCTTCTGGTTCTATGGGTTCTACAGGTGTAGTTACATCACCACCTTCTTGATAGTTTTTACGCACCATACCACCATTCATCATTTGAATAGCTTTGTTTTGAAAGTCATTAAACTTCATCTGTGCTTCAGGATCAGTTTGTAAAAAGTCTTTAAACTTTCCCATGTCACCCTGATAGCCTAACGTACCAGCTATACGCTCCATTGCCTGTGGTTTAAATCCTTGAAACTGCATTGCTGTCATTATTAAAATCCGTCCTTTAATCCGTCAAGTATGTCTTGAACTGATACTCTCTTCTTAGCATTAGGTGTGTATCTACACATATATGTCTTAGGGCATTCACTAAACTTAAACATAGGGTAATGATATCCTATTGTACCATTAGGTCCACGGTAAATGCAAACCATTTCTCCCTGTATCTTAACTCTTTTTGCTAAGTGACACTGTACAAACTCAGGGTTACTTAACAGCCCTGCTAACACAAGGGGTAACACAACAAGATTAATCATTAACTAATTCCTAGTGATATCAGATATATGCCCCCACCTAATACACCAATGATTAGTAATGATAGGCCACCTATAGCTGCGTTGTTTGCCATCTGTCTTTTAGCTTCCATCGCCGCATACACAGTCTCTTCACGTTCCTTACGTATTTGCCTACGCATACCTAACATTTCATCGTATGTGCCTACACCAAACCTGTAGTCTAACATAAACTTTATTTCTTTTTCTTTCTCAAGCAATGTTTTCTTACGAACAATAATGTCCATTGCTTCTTGTTCTATGTTGTCAGTACCGTGGGTCTGCTTGTCTAACCACGTAGGGTTTTTACGTTGAGACTCAGCCCTAGTAATGTCAGCTACTGCACCGTACCACTTACCTAGTTGCTGTGATACATCTTGTATTTCTCTGCCAGCACCTACTAGCATCTTGACCCCTTTGAAGGCTGCATTAGCTGCAGCAAAAGCTGTAACGGGGTCAATCATTTAATTATCTCTTTGCGTGATTAGTTGTAACCACATTTAATGCATCCTTGATTGCTTCTACATTTGCATCAATACGTGCAATCATTACGTCATTCTCTTGTATATCATCTTCTAGTATTTCCATACTAGTTCTCATATCTTCTATGTCATTCATGTTATACTTAATGTCTGATACCATGCTGGACACTGCCCACACTACAGCAGCACCCTGTGCTAGTAATGCTCCTGCTATTGTTACTAATGTCCAGTTGATATCCATTAGCTAGGCTCCGTAGGCCAATCGCCCCCATTGCCTTCCATGTCAGGACTTGCCAAGTTAGGCCAGTTAGAGTGAGTAGTAATATCACGTAGTGCTGTACGGTAAGTTACCCATGCACTAGGTACAGAGCCACCAGCTTCTAATGCTTTTGTTACAACCCAATCACAACTAGCTAGACGTTTATCTCTTTCTGCTCTGTTACGTGTAGCTACTTCAGCATTAGCAGCAGTGACTACAGCAGCACGTTCCTCAGAGGTCATATCTGTGACACGGCGAGTATATACTTTACCGTCCTGCAGATATGGCGTGACACTCTCGTTTTTTTGTGTGGCTGAGTCATAAGCTAGGAACACAACCACTTCTGCACAGCTATTAGCCGCAAGCCAATCAGCATCAGGGCCAGCTTTAGGGAATGAAGTGTTAGGAAACATAGACTTGTGATCTGCTATCTCGCCTATAGTGCTGCCATCTAGTTTTGCTATCTTCATGTCTATTGTCCTTTATCTGCGAATGCTTTGGTCGGTGCTGTGAAATTGCTTGTATAACGAGCAAACTTGCTTATACGAACTTCATCCATATATCCGTTGGAAGGGTAAGTAGTTTCAGCAGTTCTGAGAGTGCCTAGAAACCAAGGAAATCCACCCGTATCTAAGTTAGAAGAGGATGTAACGGATATATCACTAGTGCCATTTAAATATAATTTGTAAGAGGTTCCATTTTTCACTAAGGCAAGATGATACCAAACGTCATTATCCAATGTTGTACCACCAGCATTGGCTATATCATAACTAGAATTATTAGATGATAAAGCCAAAGATAACGTCCCATTACCTGTATATATTTGAAAGCCGTTGCCTTTAGTTATAAGTTCTTGATATGCTGGTGACGTTTTATTTACGAACCTCCAAAAAAACTCAACAGTCCAGTTACCTCCACCATCAATGTTGTTTCCCCCATTCTCTGAAAAAGTGGCATAATCACTATTACCATCCAGAAGCAGAGAAGCAGTACCAAACTTTTTTTGCGCCGTGCTAGTTTTAGCAGTGCCATACAACGTCAGATTATTCTGTGAAGTACTGTCAATCGCCTGACCATCTGCCATGTTTAAGAGCAGCTTGGTGTTGGTGACGGCTGTAAGGGGGGCTGTTGGGACAGTATACGTTGTGCCACTATATAACGCAGTGCCTTTTACAATTCTTGCATCACAGATATAACCGTCAAAGTCGTAAGAAGCACCGTCCATAGTGCCAATTATAAATGTTGTACTACTTCTATCTAAGTTGTTATTTATACCTGTTGCTGCTGAACTTTTTCTAGCACCGTTGACGTAAATATAACCTGTGCCGCTGCTGACAGAGAAAGCTATATGGTTCCAAGCATTTATTTGCACAGGGTCACTACCATCTGTGGTTAAATCTATTGCACCTCCTGCATTATCTGCAGCATTTAAATAAAAATTTACTTCATTTGTATAACGCAAAGAAAAATACCAGCCTGTAGGATAACCACCTGCTTGAGCCATAATCATTGGATAATCATTGCTTTCAGAAACAGTTGGATATACCCAAGCCTCTAGTGTAAAGGTATCACCTAGAACAAAGTCAGCAGAATCCCCAGTGCTTAAAAAGTCATTGTCTCCATCAAAATAAGCACTCGCCCCGTTCACCGCAGGGTCATACACACTGTTGGACAGGAATGGGCCAAATGCTGTTACTGCTGGATTGCCCACAGGTGTTAATGCAAATCCTGTTGAGGAATTATCAATGAACCTGTTGCTTTGGCAGGTTAAAAGTTTGGTATTTGTAATGGCAGTTAATGCAGAAGTTGGGACAGTAATGCTTGAGCCACTGTATAGGGCAGTGCCTTTAAGTAGTCTAAGGTTGCTAATGTGACCATTAAAATTACCGCCACTAGCAGTATAACTGCCAATTCTTGCTGTACCGGAGGATGCACCTTGTGTTGCAGTGTTTGTGGCTTGTGCCACTCTTGTCCCGTTTAAATACAAGCTAGTGTTGTTGCTCCCTGTGCCTGACCTAACTACTGCGACATGGTTCCAAGTATTTGTTAAGATGGAATTATCAGCACTTTTAACTATATCAGCACCCGCATACCAACTGACATATTTGTCAGATGAATGAATATATAATTGTGTGCTGCCAATTAGAAAAGTATTCGGATGCTGATTATCTATTACAATAGTTCTAGCATTAAAAAAAAGCTCAAATGTGTAGTCACCATCTAAACTCATTGTTGCATCATTTGTGTATGTTAGGCTATCCCCATCACCATCAAAGGACCAACTCCACTCACCATCAGGCCGAGCAAATGGCCCAAACGAGCCTTGGGTTACATTGCCATTAGCTGTGATTGTGTGGTTGCTTGTAGAGCCATCATCAAAAGCATTGTTGACACCGTTGTTACTGCCCTCAAAATGACTGAGAAAACTAACACGGTTGAACTGATCGTCTGACGGTGCCGCATCTGTACCAGAAGCACCTAACAGTCCTGTATTGAAGAATGATTTAGCCAAGTGCTGCCCCTCCAAGGAAGCCGTAGTAAGTAGTGCCACCATCACGTGTAAAGAAACCGTATCCGTTTACTTCACTATTTCCCGGTGCATCTGGTGCTGATCCTCCTGCCCAATCCACTGAGCTAGGCCAAGCAATAGTTTTAGCTGATGAAGGTTGAGTAATAAACAAAGTAAAACTGTATGCTGTACCACTTGTAGGTGGATTGCTAAATGCAAACGTAGTGTTCTCGGATAGTGTAACAGAAAAAGATGTGCCTGTAGCTAGATCAAGTGTAGTTGTAGAACCTGTGCTATTGGCTACATATGTTTCTTGGTATGTCAGAGGCTTTAGTGAGCCTGTCATGGTTACGGAAGTAGTGCCTGTAGGTATCTCAATTACGTCTGCGTCTGCGTCATTCTTAATTGTTACATCGTTAGTACTGCCCTGACCAGTAATGATAATACCTTCTGCTGCAGTGTAACCAATAGCTGCATCATCCCCTGCTGCTGTGTCACCTGTAGCTTGAAGTGTAGCACCAGAGGCTACTACATCACTTGTAAATACACTGTTACTTGTATCAAACGTACTAAAGGCTACAATCTCTACAGTATCATTAGCTGTAGCACCAGAGGCCAACACAACGTCTGACCCATTGGTAGCTGTATAGTCTGCCCTAGCTAAGTGTACCCCATTAAGATATACAGAAACAAGATCAGGGGTATACCCTTGGGTAGTAAATGTAGTTTGATTTGATGTGGCTGTATATACGTCCCGACTTTGTGTAGCCTGTGGGGTAGGTATTGCGCCTATATATCCTGACATTCTGTTTCCTTATGAGTTTACTCTGCCGTACATAGTGATTGTCCCACTTACTATGTTACCACTAGCAAATTTAAATTGAATCCCATCTACTATCGTTGCAGCTTTTGTTTTTCCTAGTGAATAACCGCCGCTGACTAGTCCACCAAGAGCACCATTTTCTCTCGTATAAAGACCAAATCCAGTGACATACGTAGTTGTGTTTAAATGAGGGCATATAAGAGAGTATTCACCATTAAGGCCTTCATTGGTGGCATTGCCAATTCCTCTATATGCTAAAGGTATATATGCTGCATCCCCCGCACTTGCAGCTGCATCCACGCCTTTTACATAACTATCTGAAGCACTTAAATAATTAGAGCCATCATCAACACTCAACAAAGCCTGAAATAATTGATCGTCAGTTTGTGGTAAAATATTACCTAGTGTAAATATATAGCTATCATATTTACTTGAATCAAAACCTGTAAAACTAGCAGTTGCTGCGTTGCTTACATCAGTAGAAGAGATAAATTCTAACCCACCGCCAACTTTAGTGCCAATATACGTAGCTAACCTAGCCATTGTAGCTTTACGATTAGTGCCACCCGCACCGTCATCCACAACCATCAAGTCTGCATCAACTAATGCTGCACCAATGTCTGTACCACCGTCTATGTCTAGGTCAACCAAAGGTATTGAGCCATCTGGGACAATTAAACTATTTGCAGTAACACTACCACTAACTGTTACGTTACTACTAAACGTACCACCTGATGCCTTACTTACTGTATCACTTGTTTCAAAACTACCGTGGGACACAATAACAATTTGATCACCTTCAGTAGCACCTGTTTCTAAGGTAACAGTAGAGCCATTAGTGGCAGTGTAGTCTGTGCCATCTACTAATCTTATACCGTTCTGATATACATGCACAGCACCGACAGTATAACCAACATTAGGAATACTGGTTTGGCTGGCTGTTGCCGTAATTGTGTGCTTTGTTTCTATTTGTTGTGGTGCTGATACTGCTACCTTACCACCAATATAACCTGCCATTTTGTTTCCTTATGAGTTTACTATGCCAAACATAGTAATTGTTCCTGATGCTATGTTTCCACTATTATATTTAAATTGCACTGCATCTACATCGGCTGATGAGTTTCTTTGCCCTGCTATTTGAATAAGAGTTGCGTATCCATCACTGCTATAATAGAATGTTTGGCCTACTACTCTTGTCGGCAGAGTTAGATGGGGGCCATGGATAAACATATGCCCACTGCATCCACCTTCTTCGCCTGATGCGGTTCCTTGACTAGCACTAACATTTATGTTTGCACTTGTTGCATCAAATCCAGCATAGCCACTACCACCACTATCACCACGATATTGAGCAACATAATCACTACTACCTGTATCATAATTACTTCCACCATCAGTACTCGTTAGTAAAAGTAGTGACTTTGCATCAGCCGCAGAAACTACATTTAAAAATGTAAATAAATAACTGTCATACTTAGAAGAATCAAAACCTGTAAAACTAATAGTAGCAGTATCACTAGCATCAGTAGAAGCTATGAACTCCATGCCACCACCAATCTTAGTACCCATATAAGTAGCAAGCCTAGACATTGTAGCCTTGCGGTTTGTACCACCAGCCCCATCGTCTACAATCATAAGGTCAGCATCTACAAGAGCAGCACCGATATCTGTACCTGCATCAATGTCTAGTAAGGCAGTGTTACCCCACTACCAGTAAGATTAGCTGTGTCTCTTGCTTTAGTCATGTTCTATCCTTTAGCTAGGCTTGGTAGGCCACGTAATACTATTAGGGAAGCCACTCTGTGCTGGTACGTCCCGTAGTGCTGCACGATAAGTAGTCCATGCACTAGACATGGTTACATCACTGTTGCCCATCCAATCGGTAGCAGCTAGTAGTGCATCCCGTTCCTCACGGACAGCTACAGCAGCACGTGTGTCTGCAGCATCAGCCCATGCCTTTTCTTCAGCATCACGGGCAGTTTCTTCGTCTGCTGTGAACTGAACCATTTCTCCGTTAATATTATGATATCTTGGCATTTCTGCTTTTCCTTTGTTGTTGTGTTATGAATCTTTAATTCCGTACATTCTAATTTCACCAGACTCTATATTTCCTGATGAAAAGAAAAATTGTATTGCATTTACATTAGCAGTAGCCTGTCTTGATCCACCATAGGTTACATAGTTATTACTGTATATTCTGCTATTAGGGTCTTGTCCCACTCCACCTGATGAAATAATATAAGTGTAAGAGCTAGTAACATGCGGTAATCTGCACTCTATGTCTAAACTTGCACCAAGCTCTCCACTATCAGACCCAAAAGTATTAGTACCAAAAGGATCAATAACATTAACATCAGTAGTATTACCAAAATTATGATAATTATCACTGCCACTATCATAAGAACTGCCACCATTAGAGCTAGTTCTAACCTGTAATAATACATTATCAGTAGCAGGAATAACTAATCTAAATTCAAACAGGTAGTGTACATATTTGCTAGAATCAAATTGTGTAAATGCTTGAGTAGCAGCATTACTAATAGACCCAGATGAAACTATAAACTCTTTAAGTCCACCAACTTTAGTACCCATATAAGTAGCCATAGTCTCAACGGAAGTCATACGCATAGTGCCAGCATCGTTGATCAAGACACCATCACCATCAGCAATAGCAGTTGTGCCCTCTGGCTGTACCACCGTCTATGTTATCTAGTTCAGCTTTTGTTACACCAGTGCTTGCTAATGCAGCTAGTTTCTCTTGCCTACTCATTAGCTGTCAATCTCCATATAGCTCATAATCACTGAGACTTTATCTGCTACACTACAGTCTACCTTAATGATATCACCTGCGTTAAGAACAACCTTACCGTCTAGTACAGACAGTGACGATCCTACTGGTATAGCTGCATCTTTAATTAGGTGTGCTGTAGTGTTTTGTGTTTGACTTGTTTGTGTAGTTGTACTAACCAGAGTTACACTTGCTGTAACCTGAGAGGTGTGTACGTTAGCTAAAGTAAGTCCTAAGATGATAGCCCTAGTACTTGATTGGGTAGTGTATATTGTTTCAGGAGTACCTGCACTAGCTGGTGCAACGTCCCTTGTAATTGTCTTGAATGTATTTGCCATTAATTTGTTTCCTTATCCAAGGGCGATTGCTAAAGCTGTTGCTTCATCTTGTGCGGTACTTGTTACGACTGCAGTAGTTGCAAGTGTACCAGCAGTACTAGGTAGTGTCAAGGTAATATCTGCAGTAGATGCAGGGACCAATTAAGGTTACTTTGTTTGTACCGTTATCACTATCCTCAAAGAACTCAAGGAACCCTGCAGAGGTAGAACCATTCTTTAGCTGAACCCCTGCGTTTGCTATTGGGGTAGTTAGTGTAGCGTAGTAAGTGTTTTGTTTGTGAGTGTCTTAGAGGTAGCTGACAGATATGTATCAAAGGTATCTACTGTAGTTTGGCGCATAGTGCCATTATCATTAGTAACAATACCGTCACCACCAGCTACAGCCGTAGTACCTGCAGAGGTATCCCCATCCATTATATTAAGCTCAGTAGCTGTTGAAGTTACTGCTACATCTTCGTTAATCTTAGGAGAGGTTAGTGTTTTGTTTGTCAGTGTATCTGTAGATACAAGTGATACCAGAGTAGAGTTAGCACCTGCAGGTAACATAAGAGTATTAGTTACTCCTGCTGAGTGTGGTTGACCATATACTTTTTGACCATGACTGTTACTTTCACAGTTAAAGACAACAGCACCTGAGTTAGTGTTACCACGTACAACAACAGTGCCTGTACCATTAGGTGCTAAGTCTAGTGTAGCATTAGAAGTAGTAACAATATCATTGCCATTAAGGTCTAGGTTGCCGCCTAACTGTGGGGTGCTATCTTCTGCTACATTAGAAATAGCACTAGAGGTAGCAAGGCCAGAGACTACAGTACTTCTTGAAACTTTCTTTAAACCACCACCAGAAGTATCCAATGCAAGGAATACATCATCATTAGCAATAGTACTAATCTCTGATAGACTACCTATTGTACTACCACTAGCATCAAGAATGTTTAACTCAGCAGCAGTTGCTGTTACCCCATCCATAATGTTTAGTTCTGCAGTAGTGGCAGTAACACCGTCCATAAGATTTAGCTCTGCTGTTGTAGCAGTTACACCATCCATGATATTAAGTTCAGCAGCAGTAGCTGAGATAGCTGTACCGTTGTAGTTAATAGCATCTACGTAAGCTGTACCATCAATGTACAAGTCACGCCATTCCTGACTAGACGAACCAAGATCGTATGCACTATCTGTATTAGGAATAATACTTGAGTTTACATCAGCACCAAACACAACATTATCTGCTGCTGCATCACCTAAAGTAATTGTACCACCATTGAAGGTAGTAGTACCTGTTACTGTAAGATTGCCACCAATACCCAAGTTGCCTGAGATATCAGCATTACCATTCATGTCAATAGTAGTAGCTGCAATCTGTATCTCTGTATCAGCTACAAGGTCAAGCTGCCCGTCAGTACTAGAATTAATATAGATAGCACTATCACGAAACTGTAACTTTTCCGCAGCCGCAATAAGTATATCATCAGAAAACTCAAAGTAATCCTCATCCTCCATCCACTTGAATACACCGTCATTACTCTCACCATCAAAGGTTACTGTAATGTCTGTACCTGCAGTACCGTCACCCATCGTAATAGATGTACCAAGCAGCTTAGTAATAGGACCACCTTCTGCAGTAGTCCCGTCATGTGTGTGGCCTGTACTTGCGGCAAAGGCAGCTAATAGCTGATCAAACTCATTGTTAGTGTGAGCCGCCGTAATTGTATCGCCATCTGTATATGATGATTGTCTTGAATATGTAGCACCCATCTAACGTCTTGCTCCTAATTGATATTCTAGCTGAAACCCTTTAAGTGAGTACGGGGCAGTAGTACCACCGTCTTCTACTTTTAATGCAACTGAAAAACCAGAACCTTCTACTGGTTGACGTACAAGGGGCTGGGTTGGCCCACCATAAACAAACTGTGTTGCACTGCCTTCTGTGCTGTACGTAGCAGAACCATACTGTGCAGCCACGTTAGCTGTGTCTAGTGGGTAGTTTGCAGGTCTAGCAGAATCTGTATCTTCATTGTCATATCTAAGTATTAAGTCAGCATCAATGTCTGCTTCTGGTTTGTAGTTAATGATAACCCGTTGCATGTGCTTACGGATACCAGTATCACCAAAGCTCATGTCAGGACTTCTGTATCTACCTAAGATAGCTGTACCATCAAAGTCATTGCCTGATTCTTGTCTTTGTATAAAGCCTGTAGTGTCACCGTGAAGAACAATTACATCACCTGACTCAACAAAAGGTATCCGTACAAGCTACCTGTATGCCTCTTGTTTCAGAAAACTCAAATGCTTCTTTCTTAAGAACACAAATAGCACCTTTAGATAGTGACTGCCCTTGCCCATCTTTAGTAAAGAATATGCGGTATTGGGTCTTATCGGGTATAACTACGGAGTCAAACGATCCAGCATCACTGATGTTCTCATCAAATACAGTTTGGATGTTCTTACTAATAGTACCCTAGTTCAGTATCACCAATACGTGCAGTCGCAGCAACAGTACGTAGTCCATCAGGACCAAGAAATATTAAGTCACCTGCAAATTCCTGCACGGTAAAGCTGTTAATGCATCCAATGTTTCTAGTAACAGGTTGTACAGAAAAGTCAGAAGAACTAGAACCAGTAAGTTTAAATATCCTGTTTTCACAAAAGATAAACAAGCTATCACGGAAAACCTTTAGTGCAACTACAGTATCATCAACCTTAATACTACCTGCACCTTGACCACTATTAAACCCGTCTTCATCAAACGGCTCACTAAATACTACCTCTTGTGGTGTAGTAGACTTACCACCATAAAACATATGATTTCTATATGCAGCCACAACAGTAGCACCTGTTACACTACTATCACTAACATCTGCTGCTGACATAGAAGTGTTAAATATTACAGGAGCATTAACCCCATCCACACAGATAATCTTTTCGTTACCGTCAAAGTTATATCTTTCAAAGTGGTACTTTGCAGCACTGGTTCTACCTGTGTCTCTAACAGTCCAGCTTTCTGATACTACATCAAGTTTAGCATGTGCTGCTGCAGTAGAAGATACAGCCCTAGTTACACCTGTAAAGTTAGTAGATGTTTTACCTGTGTAAGTAAATATCTCTGAGTTAATCTGTAATGTGCCACTAGAAGAAAAACCTAATGTAGATGGTACAGTAATAGTACCTGATCCTGTCATGCTTGTATCTGCTGCAATAGCAATAGACAACTCAGCAGAAGCAGAACTAAATATCTTTTCACCTCTGGCTGCTATTACTTTATTGTCAAAGTTAGCAATCATTAGCAGTGGCTCAGAGCTAGAACTAGTTTGAGGCACAATAGCATTTACATATTTACGAAAACCACTAATACGTCTATAGCCACCTGAAATGTCAGGCTCAAAGTTTTCTAGTTGTAGTGCCTCTCCCGGTTGCATAATAAAGTTAGATCGGTTAAGAACTAATCCACCTTCACAGTTAAATGCAACTGGCTGTGTCTGGGAACTATCAGGCACTAGCTTACAACCCCTGACATAAAGTTAACAGAGCCACGTGGTCTTAATACAACAGTAGACCTAACGTACTCATATTTATTAATTAACAAACTTTGCATGTTCTTAATACCCTGCTCAAACCTAGCAAAGTTTAATTGATACTGTTGCATTTCACCACGATACTGATATACAAAAGCAGAAGCACCATCTACAATTACAGGTGCAAACCTTTCAGGTATAGTAGTAGTATCTCCATGTGCAGAAAGATTAGCAGGAAATGTATAGTAATCAAATGTTAAAGTGTATTCTTTATCAGGAAATGGATGAAGTAAAAAATTATTATCAGGTGTACGGAATAATACTTCTAGGTACACCGCCATTATCAAATTGAGCTACAAATACTCCATCTGCATGTGTAGCTGCAGTAGTGCTATTAGCACCACGTGTACAGCCTGTAAGATCATTACCTGATATAGCAGGTATATGTTACTTGCTCACTACCAAGATAAATAGTACCAGATGCATCAAAACCTGTAGTAGATGTAAGAGTTAGCGTTGCTACAGAATCAGAATGTGAGCCATTTAAAGTAGTAGATGCAATGTCATCTTCTTGATTAGGCATACTCATTCTGTATATATTCATTATAGTTTAATGTACTAAGATTACTACCAGATGCATTAAGGCGTAGTACTTTTCTTTATCCTAGCTGTATTGTAGTCTATTGATTTAGTACTAGTAGGTACAGTATACCTAACTTTTCCCGGCACTAATGTTTCTGTATTAGTAGCGTGATTAAAAGAATATCCAAACTCACGTTGATTAATATATCGTATAGACTCATTAACTGCATTTTTACATTGTATTTGTACGCCCCTAGCACTAGTAAAGTTACTAGAGGTAAGCTCTACTTCATTCATACGAGTGATGACACTGTTAGCTAATGTTAAATAAGTAAGAGCCATTATAATTCCTAAATAGATTTTTGCCCCAAGAATTGTTTGTTGCATAAACTTGATGCACCAATGGGGCCAGCATATAGCCAGCCCCAAAGTATATAGGTTTATTAAATGAGGTCACGTTGAGCAACAGCAGCCTCAGTCTTTGCAGCCTGAAACATCTGCAACTACTGCATATACCCGAAGGCGTCCAGTAGCAGGTGCAGCACCAGCAACAAGAACGTCAATGGTATCAGCAGCACCAACACATGCCAAAGCAGCAGCAGCAAACGTAGAAGCTGCGCCTGTATTGACAATGTTAGCTTCACCGTTAGTACCTTTTGCAAGGTATGTACCAGCAGCAGCAGTCAAGTCAGCACCGTCAATAATGTCATCGCCACCAGCGAAGTCAATATCTGCAGTACAAGAAGTCGTGAAAGGTTTCATGATTTCTGCACCAGCAGCAACGATAACTGATTCAGCAGGGATTTCTAGTAGTTGAAAGATATCACCAGTTTGCGCCAGAGTAACCAGCAGTAACCATTGCATCAATATCTAGGATTGCTTCAATGGTGCGTACAGAGTTACCAACTACTGTTGGAACAGCAAGAACATTTGCTCCAACACCAGCGGTATCACTGGAAGTCATATCATAAGTAGCCATGTTATATCCCCCTTACGCTGCGTTATATTTGGCAGTAACGATACCTTCAGGACGAAGAATCTTTCTACCGTATAGATGCATACCACGAACAATGTCAGCAAAGCTGTCAGGGTCACGATATGTTTCTGTCTTATTGATCTGCTCGGCAGTTGCTACAGCAGAATCATGTCCAGCAACAATAACACCAAAGTTAGAGTTTTGGTTAGAAGCACCAGATGTTCCCGGTCCAGTACCTACCGCTGGCAGGTTAGACGAAGAATATACACGGAAGCCGTGGAAGTTATTGAGAACAAGACCATTACGAAGTCCACCTGATTCACCGAAGTCTGCATTCATGAAGCGTGAATCTTCATCAGCAAGAATTTCCATGAATACTGGATCAACTACAATCCAACGGCCTTGTTTGTCAACTTGCTGTTGATCAAGCAAACGAGCCATACGAGCAACAACCATTGCTGGTGAAGCCGTAGCAGTTGGAAGTGCAGTAGCACCGGGCAAACGTGCAGCCAGAGGAATAGAGTGTGTTCCTGCAGAGCTTGTAGTGATGTTGCCAAAGTCATCTTTATGCAGTTGCATAGAGGAAAGCAGTTCGTTAGAACCAGCAGTTGATACCGCTTTAGTACCGTTCACAGTAGTGTTCAGTGCATCAGCTTGTGAGTGCAAAGAAGACTGTTTGTAACCAGACATGTAGCCAAGAACTTCTTGGTCATGCTGATCAGCAAGACGGTATGCAGCACGGTTAGAAGCAAGGTCCATGAAATTTACATGCGAATGTGCTTCTTCAATATCGTCCATTTTAAAAGCAAAATAGTTTGCTTTGTCAATGACTAATGAGAAATCTTCGTCTTGCAAATCTTGCGCTGTGACATTTGTGCCACGTGCATATTCGCTTACAGAGATTTCGGGTTCTTTAATGATCTTGACGGTATCGCCTTGACCACTAATTTCTCCGAAATAATCAGAGTTAGTAATGTCACCACAGACGGTAGACTTGCGGAAGGCAAGTTGTACCTGTTTGCTGTAAATGACTGGGCTAAAATTACCATTAGGTAAATTACCATAACCCGTAGCTGTCGTAAATGCCATTGTATTATTCCTTTGCATTAAGACACAGATACAAACTTAAATGTAATTAATGAGGCTAATTCTTTTGGGTAACATTATTGTAAAAAGTTGGCCGACCTTTTACGTAACGGGCCACAAGACTTTAGGTAGTCGTTAGCACTATTCATGTTTGTGAAAGTAGATTTAACACAGGTAGTCCAAATAAGTAGGGGGCTGTGTTAAACCTGTTGTATATAGTTATATTGTTTATTTAAGACTTGTCAAGTCTTTTTATCGTGCGCTACCAGAAATATCGTAAATAAATTCACCTTTTCTAATAGCATCCATGATCTCATCTTGATGTTTCTCGTATTCTTTAGTAGACATTTTATTAACACGTGACTCAGACATTTTAGTATTGTTAGATGTAGCGTCTGGTTGACCACGTGTATTACGAGTATTCACCGACTTAGCAGCTTCTTTGTTACTGCTAGGTTTCTTTGTTTTGATATTCATGTCTGCTTTGTACAAATCAATAGCACGTGCTGCAGACCTTGCATCATTATCATTTTCGTATAGTGCCTCTTGTACCCACTTAGGCTGTTCTTCTGCCCACTCATGGAACTCATCACTGTCACGTATCTCACCAAAGTCAGGGTGGGCTTTAAGTAATTCTACTTCAGCTTTCTCACGTGATGCACTTTCCCGTAATGTATCAATTTCTTTAATACGTTCTTGTAAACCTTCTTGTTGTTCACGTGCTTTCTTAATAGCAATAGTTTCAACAATAGCAGCTACATCTGGATACTGGCTTGCCCATGCATCTATGTCTTCATCTGACTTAGGTAATTTAATTTCTTGTGCAGTACTTTGTTTTAATTGTGACTCTAGTGTAGTAATACGAGCTTCTAAGTCTGCCTTTGCTTTCTGTGATCCTCTACGTAAATCAGCATAGCGTTTCTTATAACTCTTTTCTTCTGCACCTTCTGGTTCTGCATCTTCTTTGGCCTGTACTTCAGCTTCTTTTTCTGCGCCTTCACGTTCTGCCATTAACTCACGTAGTTTTTTTTCGTCTTCCTCTACACGTTCATGCACTCTACTTTTACGTTGCATCATCATTGACTTGGGCGGTTCTTGTGCCTCTACTATTTGGTTTTCCATTTTAGTTCCTATTTACTGGGGCCACCGTAGCCTGTGTTATAAGGGGAGTGGGTAGGCCAGTTCTAATTAGCTGTTTAACGTGCAGCTAAACCACGTTTAGGGACAGGTTCCGCTGTGGCAAATTGCCCTAGCATACGATCAAACTCTGCGCCAAAAACTTTTGCAATAACTTCTCTTACAGGTCCATTCATTGCTTCACGAATAATAGTTTTCTCTTCTTCTGATAGTTGTTCGTAGTTATTCCAAACTTCAATAAAATCAATTTCCATTACTTTACTATTCCTTTATTATACAGGACAGTCCAATCTTTTTGATCTGTAAATAATCCAATGCTATAGCAAATAGCTTCACCTACATTTTTAATAAGGTATCCTAGCACTGACCTCTTTTTATATTCTTGAGGTTTAACTATATGGGCTATCTCTTTAGCTCTCGCTATTGTAAGATATTCAAAAACATTTGTCAAGAGGGTAGATGATCTCATTTTAACAACCATAGGTACAGCCCAATAGTGATAGCCACGTACTGTAATAGGTGACAAATGTTTGGCTGTATATACTACATCCATACGATACAGTTCACGGTCTAGCTTACCCTGCTTGTACAATTCAGTACAGATAACACGTGAGCTACTACCATCACCGCCACCACGATCTATTTCCTGTTGAGCGCTTTCTCCCGGCCCACCACCATCAAACATATCTACAATGCTAGTAAATCCACCTGTATTTCCCGGTGGGTCTGCAGGTTTACTAGGTGTGCCTCCACTACCATCACTAGTATTATAACGTACACCGTCTTTAGTTACCTGTTTAGCTGTAGCTGTAGCAGGTGTACCACCTTTGTCTTGTTGTGTAATTCCCGGCCCTTCATACTTGTCACCATTTAGTTTAGTCTTTTTACCAAATGTACTCTTAACAAACTTAGTACCTTCAGCATCACTAAACACTGTCATAGCAGCACGTTGACCTGTAGCATTAGGATCAAGGTCACGAACTTTAGTAACCTTACCATCAGCTTTTTGTAAAACACCAGCTTCATTACCATCACTACCAGATATCTTACCAATAGCATAGCCGCCTGTAGTACTACCTACGTAGCCAGCTTTAATTGAGTCTTGTGTTTGTTTAGAGTTTGCAATGTATGCTGGTATCTTAGAGGTTGCTGTAGCAATTTCTTTATTACGTGTTTGTATTCTAGTCCTTTGTGCTGCAGCTTCTCTGGCTCTAGTTTGTGCTGCAGTTTGTTGTTGTGCAGCTACATCTAAAGAAGCATCTTTAAAACCCGGCTCAAGTTCATCTCCAAAAATAGAATACCTTTTATCTTGTTCTGCAATAAATGGAGTTCCCCCAATATAAGAAGTATCACCAAATGCTTGTTTTGTTTGAATAGGTCCAAACATATCAGGCGATGCTTGAAGTGCTGCAGCTTCCCTTTGTGCTTGAGCATTAAGATTTTGTGCAGTGTATTGAAAAGCATCTGGGCTTGGATAACTTGGAACAAATCTATCAGAAGCAGGGCCATATGTTTCTTCTGCACTGACTGTAGTAGGTTTAACAACAGGAGATAAAGGAGAACCCATGCCTTCTGTTTCACGTGGGTCTTGCATTTGCACACCAACTTCATCATAGCTACTTTCTACAGATGTTTGTGGTTGTTTTTGTAAAACTCTATTTGCTTGACCTGCTTCGGCGGGAGCAACTACATAATTAACTGGGGGCATGTTTTGCATTGCAGCATACATATCACTTTCGTAACCTGCACGTTGGGAAGGTCCATAGTTTTGTTGAGTTGTTTCTAATGAAGTATAGTCAGGTTTATCTTCTCTTATTAAATTAGGTTTAGTTGGCGTGTATCTTTTTTTAAATTCTTGATCCCTTTGAAATTTTGCTAAGTTTTGTTCTGCTTCTGTAGGTTGTGGAGGTTGTACATTTATACCCGCTTCATCATACCCTATTAAATTTTTATTAAATTCAGGGGCGTCAAAGTCAGGTCCAGTGCGTTCAGGACGTACATTAGGTTTTAATGCTTCTTGACTAGTAAGGTAGTCACCTGTACCAATCATTGAATTAATAGAAGATGGCCCCGTTTCAGATGCAGAACGTATTGGAGATAAAGCAGTTTGAGGTGGTCCTGCCCTAAGAGGTGACGTTAAAGGAACTGGTTTTTTTGAAGTAAGAGATTTATCTTTTGTAGAAGTAGGTGTTTGTATATTACCTGCTGCTACTCTAGCTCCCATACCGGGAAATGCAGTAGGTTGTCTAGGGTCTTGATTAGTAAATGTACCAATAGCTGTACCTTGTGGTCCTGTTTGAGTAACAGGTGCAGTAACACTAACATCAGGCCGTAATATAGGTTTAAGACTTGTTGTAGGTGCAGCAGCAGTAGCAGGTTTAGTACCACTTACCTCTGTCACTGCAGCATTCTGTGCAACCTTTGCAGCATCCTCTTGATTAATGCCAAGTGCATTAGCAACAGGAGTAACAAGACCTGTAACAAAATTTGTTATGTTAGCAAACAGTCCTTCTTTTTTCTTAGGGTCTGTTTCACCACCATATTCTTTATAAAGTGCTAGTGCATTAGTTTTAGCTGGGCCATTAGGCATATTATCTATGCGGCTTTTCATATTAGCCATTTGATTATTTTTATTGTTACGCATTAAAGCACCAACTAATAAACCAACAGGGCCACCTACCATAGTAGCAATAGCTAAACCTGCAGCATTACCTGCTTTAGCACCAAAGCCATTTTGTTCTGCCATATAACTAAAAAACTCATCGTCATTCATATTTCTATAGTCAGGTGCTGGTTGATCTGGCTGTGGCTCTGGGCCTTCATTATCACCAGTAGTAGGTCTATAGCTACGTCTATTAACAGTCTGAATAGCTGCCTGTGTAGTTGTAGGTGCTGTGTTAGCAGGTGGTGTGTACAGTGTATACCCTGCAGGTATTTCAGTAGTAGCTACTCCATTTACAGATGTAATAATAATAGAGTTACCATTAGCGTCACGATATTCCTGCATAGTTACTACAGGTGTCTTCATAAAGTCATCATACACAATAGGTGTCTGCGTACCAGTAGATGTACCACCACCCATCGTAGGTACAGGTGCTGTTTGTAATGTCTGCATTTGTGGTACAAATCCACCCTCTGCAAATTCCATAGGCTCACCTTCACCACCTACAACAATAAGATCAGCCATACCAAATGGTAAGTCATCAGGCATAGTAGCCTCTTCACTATTGCCCATCTGTCCCATGCGTTCCATTTGTTTAAGGCCCATCTTAGCCTCTTGTCGTAATGCCATCATTTTATCTAGGCCATGATATCGTACTACATCTGCAGGAAAAATAAACTCACCTTCACTTACATTAGCTGGTATGTCATCCCGTACACCTTCTTTAGTGCCACCGATAGGTACACGATTGCCTGATGCTTCATCAATCTCGCCACCTTCGTCTTTTAATCCACCTAGTGCAAATGCTTGCATCTGTTTATCCATTAGACCCATTCTGTAGTACCTCTTCTCTAAGTAAAAGTAATCTGCGTAATGTATGTATTGCGCCTTGCGCTCTATAAACTATAACACTTTCGTCTGTTTGCTCCATAGTGCGATGCTGTTGTTTAATTAAGTCCTCAACATAATTATTGAATTGGTCCCATTCCTGCTGGTTGACCACCAGCGGCTTGAGGTTGTTGAGTAGGTTGCTGTTCATTTCCTGTAAATCCTTGTTGTCCCGGCGCAGGTACTCCACCTGTACCTATAGTTGCACCACCAACGCCAGATGCGTCTACTGGTGGTTGTCCACCTTGGGGTGGTTGTGGCTGTTCCTGTTGAAAGCCCTTCATCATTTCTGCTTGCAGTGCAGCTTCATTCATATTGTTTGTTACTTTGTCTGGGTCAAGATCAAGAGACTTTGCAATCTCCCGAATAATATAATCAAACTTAGTAAAGGGTGCTAGTGACGGTGCGGCTGCAATCTGCATAAACTGTGTAAGACGTTGACTACGTACCTCATTAGCCATAAGACTTTCAGTACCACGTGCCTTTACTTCCAAGTCACCCTTAATGTCAGGGTCAAAGTCAAACTGCATGTTAAACCTAAACAAACCCTCACCTAGTGGACGTAGTAAGTAGTCATCAATGTTTTTAACTACAGACTTAATACTTCCCTGTGCTGCGCCCATAAGCATACTAATGCCTGATGCAGTTCTACCTACACCTGATACACCTGTCTGTCCATGAGCAAAGCTAGGAAAGCCAGTACTTTCATCTGCAAGTACACGTGCCTTATCAAACAGTTGCAGATTTTCTCCTGATACATTAGGAAACTTAGTACCAAAAATAGCCTGTCCCGGTGCGCCACCTTGACGCCTAAAGACCTTGCCGGGATACAATGACAAGTCTTGACCGGGAACTAGGTTTGTTTCATCAATCTCTATAAGTAAGTTACCCGACAGTACGGCATTATCTACAGCCATACGCATAAAACCATTCATCAATGTTTGAGTATCGTCCATGTTTTCAGCGATACCTACACCAAAGAAGCTATAGGGATTGAGTTCATACGGGGCAGCATGATACGGTATACGGGCAGGTTTAAATGGATTAATTACCATACGTAGTAGTTTACCATTACACACCCAAACATTAGCCTGTAGTTCATCTACATCACTAAGCTCAGAGGGAATGTCTACGCCCTGTTCTTCTAAAAAATCTACATCAACCATGCCCCAGTACTCTAGTACCTCATAGCGTTCTACGCCATGTTCAGGTGCATAGTCAGATAGATCATCTTCCCAAAATTCTTTATTATAATTCTCGCCAAGTTGTATTGCTTCATCAATTACATTGTCTCTAAAGAAAGGACGTTTCTTAAGTTGACGTAACTGTGTACGTGACATTTTATGACGTTCAATTACATACTGTGCTTCATCCATATTGTTTGCATCTGGATCAGGATAAAAGTTCCACACAGATACATGAGATACCTGTGGTACTGTTTTAATAGTGGGGCTATACTCACCCTCTTCATTCCAATGAGGGTACTCTTTGTCAACAGCAAATGGACCCTTCATAACACCAGTGCCAAACAATGCCATTTCAAATGCAGTATTACGTAAATGTTTACTTGCATTAGATTCTTCTAGCTGATCCTGTATTTTCTTTTGCATTTTCTTTGCAGCTACCATAGCTGGACTAAATGTAATAGCGGTAGGTGTCATGCCTGTGCCATTTTTTAAACCATCTACGCCACGTAGTTTATCTGTAAAGGAGCCAAGCATTTCGCCTAGTGTTTTACTTGTAGCACCTTTAGCTAGTTCTTTACCGTCACCTTTAAATCCATACGGAGTTACAGGATCGTTTTCTTCTGACTCTTTAATTTGCTCTGGTTCTTTAGGATCAAAGTTTACATCTGACACTACGCCCTCTGGTAATTCAGTAGGGTCTACTGTAAGAGGAAACTTATTATTAGCAAACATAATAGACTCAAGCTGCTGATATGCAGCTAGTGTTTTAGTTTTAGTAACCTTAATAAAAACTCTTGACTTTTCAGCTTCAGTAAATTGTACATCAGGGACCGTATATACCACGATAGTTTCTGTATGCAGCTAACCAGCGTTGTTCATCTTGATTACGATAATCTTCTGCACGTTTAAATCGTCCCTCAATATAAGGAATAATGTTATTGGTTTGATAATCGTCTATAGAAGACTGTTCACTATCTTCTAGTACTATTGATTCGTCTTCAATGAATGTATTATCTTCGTCCATTTATATTTCCTTAATATCCAAAAGTTGAGTCTGCCATTGGCATACTGTTCTGAGGTGTACCCCTACTGTCATAATCAAATATACTAAAGCGTGGCCTAGACATTATACCATAACGTAGTGCGTCATACAAGTGATCTTCCGAGTGGGTATCTACATCTTCTGGATTCTTTTTATCCAGTGGTATAGCAGGTAATTGTGAAATAGTTTCAGTACAGGTATTAAAGAATACCATACGTGCTTCCTCTGTAAACTCATCTACCTGTAAACGCCTGTGTATTTCGTTCTTACCAGCTACACGTGAACCTTTACTTCTATCTGAAGGACGCCAGCGACAGCCTCTCATAATCATTTGTTCTGCTAGGCTAGGGCCAGTGTCACCACGTTTATGCCACAGTGACGAGTCAAGTACGCCATACCGTATATTACCATCACCAGCCTCTGCCTCAAGTACCATGTCTGCTAAGTCTACCGCAAGAACTTTAGATACATACAACTCTCTGTACACTACCAACTGCTCATCAGGACTAACCGCAAACCATAAGACTCCTGTGTAACTTCCGTAACCGTAATCGCAAGCTCTAAACTTAACCCAGTTATTAGGAATTTCAAAAGGCTCAATGACATGATCGTGTCTATTAAACTCAGTGAAGGCTGCACCTTCTTTAATGTCCCAATCACCGTCTAGTAATTGCCTACGTTGTTGCTCTGGTAGTGACAAAAGCATTGCTTCATAGTCACCCTGTTGCGACAAGTACGGATTGTCTTTTAGTCTTGCAGGAATAAACCTGCGTTTAAATAATGGTCTACCTGCTTTGGCATGTCCTGCAGGATACTTTAATGGCTCACCTGTTTCAATGTCTGTAGCTATAAATGACTTACCTGCAGGTGAGGGGTCTATAAACATTTTCTTAACCCAGTGATGGCCTCTGCCGCCGGGGTTTGTAGTTGCTCTCATACAAAGAGGTAACTCAGGGTCTGCTGATCTTAAACGTGACCTCATATAATTCCAAGCAAAAGGTGTAGCCCATTGGGTAAGTTCATCAAAACCGATCCAGCTAAAGGCCAATCCTTGATACTTAGTAACATCCTGATCCTTATCTAAATAACTCATCCACAGAGTAGCCCCTGATGGTGCAGTCCATTGCATCTTACGTTCTGACCACTTAATACCGGGCCAAATCTTAGGGTACATTTCCTGCGATTTACTAATAAGTTCTCTTAGTTCTTCTGTTGTGTGGCGTAGTAGTAGGCCGCTAAAGCTGGAATTACCCATGTACCTAAGAGGATCAGCAAGCATAGCGTAAGACTTACCCCCACCAGCACTGCCTCCGTACAGGACTTCTCTTTCACCTGCGGCAAGAAAGTTAGTCTGCGGTCCCTCATTCGGCTTAAAGATAACATTGTGGGTTTCCTCAACCTCCTTGATATAGTCATGTTCAATTATGTTAGGCTGGGGTAGCTCTTTCTTCGTTGTCTTTTTTGCTGTCAAGCCTTTTTTCTTCAATGGCTTCCGCTTTGGCGATTGCCGTTTTCGCATATTCAGCCCATCTGCGTAGGCTTGTAGCTTGTTGTTTTCTGCTTCGCTCATTCTTTACCCGTTTCATTAACCCTACATGGGAGATACTTCTACCTGTGTGTGCGCTTAACCAATTAGCAACTTCTCTATACGAGTATTGCTTTAAATACTTTTTAGCAAGTACTAACTTATTAAGTTCATCGGGTATAGGTTTTAGTATCCTATCATCTTCAGGATCAACTATATACCCAAAAGGTATTGTACGTGAAATTCGGGGAATGTCAACCCATTCATTATCAACTTTTACATCAGTGGGCTGTGGTAATTTCCATTTGCCTAGTGGCCTAGTCATCATCTTCTTCTATGTTTTTAGCTGGCATTAACATAACGCCACCCTTTGCCTCTACTTGCATCTTTTCTGTTTTAACCAATCCAGTGCGATCCAGTAGTTCCTTTGCAGAAGCAACTTTATCTTTAATGCCCAGTTCCGTGGGGTCATATAAACCACCAACAATAGCCATTGCAGCCTTTGGAGCATTCCTTGCCATATACATTTGAGTTGCTTCAAGTACTTCTTCCTTTATGCCTCTAATTAAATCACTAGTGCTGTAGGTATCTGAATACCCCGCTAGTTTCTTAGCAAGTACTACATCACCACCTGCACCGTCAAACAGTACATTAAGAAATGCTTGTTGTTTTTCTGTAAGTGTACGTGCCATTATTTTAGTTCCTTATATTTTGGTAAGCAATAAGCTATAGCTCTATCTTCTGGTGCTATGCCGTGTGTACTATATCGTTTAATTATTTGATTTGCATAATAGTTGCAGTGTTCAATCGTATTAAATACCATTGTGTCCTCTATACGTTCTCTGTCTATGCCAAGATAAACTATTAGTACAAAGGTATACACCTTTACATCATTTCAAAATGTGGTGCATCAATAAATGGTCTACGGCCTTGTGATCTACGCAGGTCTACATAGCTATTCATAGCGTCCTCCATAGAACCGTCCCACTCAGCAATGTTACCTACACTCCAAGCTGCGCCCCACTTAATAGGTACACCATGAATACGTGCAGCGTCAGCCATAGCATCAGCTAAGTCATCATACATATTTAAAGCCCATGTAATGTTTGGGCCAACATAGGCTACCAAATCAACTGCACGGCCCTCTAGGTGTTTACTTTTCATGGTTTGTGATGCGCCCTTAGCTACCAAGGCTTCCTGCTCGGCTACTGTACGCATACCGCATGTCACACCAAAGTCTACCTTAGTCATGTCAATAGCTGCATTAACTACAGTTACTAAATCTGGATTGACACCTTTAAGCCGACCAATACTACGTGACGATAATTTAAATCCCATTTTGTTTCTCCGCTATGAGCTTTGCTTGCTCCCGTATTAACTCTTGTTGTTTTTCTAATACAATAAACTGCCTGTCAACTTCACTTAACTGTGGCATTTTTATCACATTATCTTTTGCCAAAGAACTTACTCACTGAACGCATTCCTATACTGGCACTTACAATACCACCTAATGCAATCTGATACCACTGAGGCATAGCTTCTAAAGAAGTAAAACCTTGCGCTACTATTTGATTACCCCAATCGCCACAAAAGGCTAGGATCAGTGGGATTGAGAATAGTAAAGTAATCCACTCATCTTTCCATGAGTTTTCTGTAGCCTTTATAGCTTCAATGTCCCAATCAATCTCACCTGTAAGCTGTTTCTTTTTTATCTCAGCCTCAGTTAATTTGATCTGTGTCTTACCATCTATGATACTGGTAGCTAATCCTGTGAGGCTACCTATAAGTTGACCAATCATTTAAACAATCCTGTTTTACGATAATCTATTAAACCACCTTTATTAAGTGCTATAGAAGAAAAATGTTTTAAAAATTCTGCCTTTGTTGGATTATTATTTTTAAGATACCTCATAATAGTTTTTGAAGTTTCTTTTCCCAATGTCGGTTCTGGGGCAGATTTATTTTCCTTTAAAAGTTTTTCTACTTGATCTAAACGTATTCTTTTTCCATCTTTAAAATCTATAACAGTTTGTTCTTTACCGTCATATTCAGCACTATTTATTTCATATGATTTTTTATTGCCCATAATTAATGTTTCTCGTTTCCTAGCCATACCGCAAAACAACCTGTGAGTGCGCCCATACAAATAGATACTAATCCTGATTGTTGTACTGATGGGTCAGGCAATGTCATAAACCAATGTACCGTTTGGTATGTTAGTACAGTGACAGCAAGCATCATAATACGTGGCATGATTTGCCATTTAAGTATACGTTCCATAACAATCTCTGGCATATTATTTCCCCCTATATGCTTTTACTTTTTTTGCAACTTTCTTAGGTTGAGCCACAAACTGCTTACCCGCAGCCTTGCCTCTTCGTTTGGCACGTGTTGTAGCAGCATACTCAGAATCACTAAGAGATTTAATAGCTTTAGCAGGAAGGTATCTTTCGCCAGTAGCCTTAGACCCCTGTGTAGAGGGCTTGCCACTCTTAGTTCTCCAATCCTGCTTAGTCCACCTGTCAAGGCTCTGTTGACTTTGAGCTTTACTTTTTGGCATCTGTATGTTTTTTCTGCACAGGAAAATTAGCGGTAAGACTTGCTCCTTTATGGGATACAAACTTACCACTATGTTTCATTAGTTTAAATTTACCGTCTTTTTGCTTCATCCAATGATAGCCTTTGGGTGCATCTACCTTCATTACTTGTATCCTCCCCCAGCTTTCTTGTAACGAGAGGCAACAAGCTGTGCTTTACGGGCCGACCACTGGCCGGGGCTTCCACCTTTGCTGCCAGCTTTAACGGAATTAAAAATACGCTTACGCATACTAGGCTTAGTATAATTACCTGCCGCATTAACGGTAGACTTTTTGCCTGATTTCACCTCTTGTTACTCCTATGTCTCTAAGAGCTTTATCTGACATATGTTGTAATTGCCAGTATGCTACTCTACGTTCTTGTGCTTGTTGTATTGTTTTAATAATATTCTTGAACATGGTATGTCTCCTTATGTTTAACCATAAGATAGTTATACCATGTTCAAGTTTAAATAACTACAGCTATTAATGCATTCCCGCTATGCACGATCAACACAACGGAAAGGGTTGAATTACTTAGGTGTGCCACTTTGAGTAGCTGGACCTGTTAAGTGAGTAGGAGAGGCTTTAGCTTTCATCATTGCTACTGCCTTCTCCATATCTTTCTTGCGTTGTCTAGTGGCTCTTTTAGTAGTTACGTCAGGAGTATAGCCATGCTTATTAGCAAATTCAGATGAGGTCATTTCACCATCACTTACTTTAGCCTGATCCATTCTTTCAGTAGCTGTCATAGAGTATTTAGATTTAGTAACCATTACTTCTTAGTTTTTTTCTTAGCCATGCCACCGTACATATATGCAGTAGCTTTTTTCTTAGCGGTAGGTTTCTTTTTAGCCATACCACCCTTCATCATTTTGCCAACACCGTCAGCAGCAAAGGCAGGTACTTTTTTACCATTCTTCATTACCATTGGCATACCACCATCTTTAAGATTTTTAGGACGGGCTTTAGGTCGTAGTGATGTTTTTACACCCGGTTTAGATGTAGGTACACGTGTTCCCTGTGGTACTTTTTCATTATTACCACGGCGAGTGTTTGTGTTTTCTGTACGAGATTTAGTGTCGCCTTTGTCTTTAGCTTTTTGTTCTGCAGCTTTAACCTTTGCAATTTCTTTTTCAATACGTGTTTGTAACTTAGCTCGCTGTTCTGCAGTCTTAGCTTTCTTTAAATCACTACGTAGTTTAACTATAGATATTGCAGGTGTAGCACTTGCAACCACTGTAGCTCCTGCAGCAGCCCTACGCTGCCCACTACGGTACACACGCTGCGCTCTAGTAGCAGGATCAATTTTCTTTTGGCCTGAAGTTGGACCATCTTTTAAATCCTTCATATGTTTTTTGCCTTCGTTTACAGCTTTCTTTGTAAACTTTTTAGTTGCGGCTGCTAGACCACGTTTTGCAATAAATCTTGCTACAACACCTGCTGCTGCTGCTATTAAGGGTACTCCCATTGGTTTAATTCCTTACCATTTTACTTTATTAGCCCAGTATGCGGCACTCATTTTGCCCTTGGCTATGTTCTTTCCATGACGAGCTTTAAATGATGCACGTTTCTTTTTCATTTTACTTGTTTCACCAGCTTTTGGTTTACCTGCGGTCTTCGCTCCCTGTTCACCAAACCTGATGAGCTTAATTTTACTACCCTCTTTTGCAAGTACGGCATGACTTTTCGTTGGGTGATCAGGGGTACGCTTCGGCTTGTTATAACCTGCAAAGGTTTCCCCTCTATATGTAATACTCATTAGGATTTTCCATAGTTAGGATCACTGTATGACTTCTCAGTCCAACCTTCCAGCCTCATTGCTTCTTCTACGTGCTTTAATGTAAATGATTTACCGTAGTGAGCATCAACTGCAGCCTTTACATAAAATACATCACTATGTGGTATGTGCAGTTGGTCTAAATTACCGTCAAGAAGGTGGTTATAAAACTCTTCTAATACATTGTCTGTGTATAGTTTTACAGATTTCTTACTCATTGTCAAGTACTTTCTACATATTATTGTTATTTATGTACATTTAAAGTGATAGGATTTTAGTTTGTACATTTAAAGTGTCTGCATTTACGTGATTAATAGGTTTTAATTATTATTCATCTACAAATGAATCACTGTAAGTGAGTGTCTACTGTCTACTATGATAGTTTTACACATCCAGTAAAACATGTCAACCCCTAATCGTACATGTAGTAGCATTTTAGTGTAAGGTTTGGGGTAATGTGTGACAAATATGTCACTATATATGCAGCTATGGGGTATCATGGTACGTATATACACCTTGTGGTTACCAGTTTGAAAAACTTGATCTGTGTATTTGTGTATGCACATATACTACGCCACCCCCAGTGGCCCTTGCCCCGCCCGTGTGATCGCCTGTGAAGAAGGTACCCGTGCATTATCTCCCTCGGTTTTTCCACACATCTTTTTTGCCACACCATCATTGCCGCATATGCCTGTTATCATGGGCGATATGGGATAGCGGCAAGTGTTATGAAAACAGTTATGGTGCGATATGTGAAAGCAAACATTCAAATATTAGAATGTGTGAAGCGATGTTGAGCCGAT